TAACCGACCGGTCAGGAAGGTACCCCTAGGGGGTATCCCCCCCGGGGTCTCTCGAGGGGCTCTGACCAGCGAAGACGACACAAGCGCACGCGTTGCCACGCGTGCTGATCATCTCGAGGGCACAGGGCACAGGGCACTAGCAAACAAGAGACAATCTCTTATCTCATGCAATACAGCTCTGACCTGCATACATGCAAATAGCCGGCACAATGTACAGCTAACATGTGTGTACACATGTGTGTGTGCGTTTGTGCAGCTCACAGCACTAGGCAATGTGTGTCTGACCAGTGCATACGAGTACACCGATGCGATAGTGAGCAGCCTATGCAGGATAAGGGGATTAGGCTCTGACCAGCTAGAACACTGCAATGTGGGGATCCATCTATGCCCTCACGGGCCCACGCGGGCACGCCCACGCACGCGAGCGCACACGCGAGCCGCGGGCCCATACCGAGCACGGAGTGAGCAGCTTATGCGCGGATCCCGCGGGCCCCTGGTCGCCAGCTCTGACCACGGGGGACGGCCGCCGACGGCCGCCACGGGCCCATTACGGGCCCCATTACTGCCACCCGGATAGCGCCATTACTGCAGGTAGAAGGCAATTTGTGCGTTGCACTTGACATACACCGAGCCCTAGTGCATACTTGTGTCATCGCAGCAAGAACGCGACAGGCGGATTCGAAAGAATCGCGCCGGTGCCGGTGAAAATCCGGCGGTGAGATTCTCGCACTTGACATTCACCCGGCCAACGGGTAATGTCGAAGACACACCGACACGGACTGGTGAGAATCAAGCGGGTAGCGCCTTATGCCAGCGGCGCTAACGAGGGCATCGATGCAATACCTAAACGGCCCGCTTGACATTCACCCGGCTAGCCGGTAGAGTGAGAATCACACAAGCAAGACCGGGGAGGGCCGCAGCCCGAACCAACACCCGCGATGGTGTGAGCATCGTGAGTGCGGCGGAAATAATGGCTCGCAGCCGATAATGGGCGAGTCCTGCGGATAACTAAATGTAGACCTGTGGCGAGCTTCTGATAGATAGCGCCTGAACCACGGGGAGAAAACAGACTACCGGGTAGCTCTGGCGGTGTGGAATGACACCTGAGCTATGGTCCCGTCTGGCGCATGCCCTAAGGCATGGCGGCATCACGACTCGACTACGCGGTTCGATTCCGCGCTACCCACCACTTGACATTCACCCGAGCTTTGAGGAGTAGCTATGCCCATGTTCGCTGAGCACCGCGAGGTGCGAGTCACCGCCCGCGAGTCATGCAAGACACCGTTCGTCGCCCCTGATCAGGCTCCGGTCTCCCTGCTCAATCGTGAGCTGGAGAAGGGTCTCAAGGGCTGGACTGACTTCGACGTCAAGATCGAAGACACAGGCATGGTCGACGGCGGCGCGGTTCGCGCTGCTGAGGCTGAGTTCGAAGCGATGACCGTAGGCACCTACGTCCGCAAGGCACCGCAGACCACGGCGCGTGTGCGCCGTCCCCGGCCGACGACTCGTCGCTGGGCCTAGTACTTGACATTTACCCGAGAGGAATGGTCGTGAACAAGCAACAGCGCGTCTACATCGATGGCCGGATCTATGTTGCCCGCGGCAACGGATACGTGCGGGTGAAGTGATGGCCCAGCTCAAGCGTTCGAAGGATCGCAAGGTCACCAACGCGGTCAACGGCAAAGGCACCACAGCCATGATCGCCAACAGCATCGGTCTGCCCAGCGGCAAGGGGTTCTCATGCCCGGACGCGACTGCGTTCTGCTCTGAGATCTGCTACGCCGGGAAGCTCGAGAAGATCTACAAAGGCGTCAGCGCGGTCCTGCTGCACAACTGGGAGCTTTTGCGTGACGCTGACTTGACATCTACCACGATTCTGCTCGGAGAGATGGTCGCCGAGTTCGTCAAGGAATCGGACAAGCGCAAGGCACCGAAGATCTTCCGCATCCACTGGGACGGGGACTTCTTCAGCGGCACGTACGTCGCCGCGTGGGCCCGCGTGATTCGAGACTTCCCGGATGTCCAGTTCTGGGCCTACACCCGCGTCAGCTCTGCAGCCATGTTCCTGCATGCCCAGAAGCTGTCGAACCTGTCGCTGTACTTCAGCGGTGACCGCGACAACGTCACGGCCGCAAGGTTCCTCGCGGCTCAAGGGATCAACATCGCCTACGTCGACCGCACGTTTGACGAGGGCAAGGCACAGTTCCCGGACGCTGTCCGGTGCCCTGAGAACAACGGTGCCATCGCGCTGATCAGCGACAAGGGTTCGGCCTGCGCTCGCTGTGGTCTGTGCGTCAACGGACGCAAGTCTGTCCTGTTCAGCTCAACCAAGAAGTGAGGCAAGTCATGGCCCAACACCAGCACATCGACATCGAGGGGAGTGGTCGCTACACCTTCGACGTAGACATCTACGCCGTGGTGTGGAACGAGCACATCACCTACGGCGAGCGCCAGCTCCGAGCGATCGTCGCCGAAGAGGCCGGTGCCGATTCGATTCGAGACATCGACCAGCGCCTGAGCCGATTCGAGCTGATCGGCATGCTCGCTGACTTCGAGACCGCACGTCGAAACCTGTTCGAAGGGAAGAGCTTCTGATGTTCAAGATCCGCGTATCCAAGATCGGTGCTTCGGCTCACGCCGAGGTCACGTCAAGCCACCGTCAGGCTCTCATCGACCACCTTGAGGCGTCGACTCAGCGCCACGGATTCAAGGTGCTCGAGCACAACGGCTGGCACGGAGACATCGAGCGTGACGGCCAGATCGTCGCGGAATGGGAGATCGATGCCGCGTGAGCTACGAGACCTGGCTCAAGCACGTCGATGGGCTCCTGCTCAAGGCGTGGGGAGTCACGCACCGAGACATCGCTGACCGGTGCTACCGGGACAGCTTCGAAGACGGTGAGTCACCGGCCACCGTCGTCCGCACCATCATCGCCGAAGGGATCGACGCTCTCTGATGCTCAAGTGCTCATGTGGCTACCGAGGATTCACGGTCGAGGTCGAAGAGCACCTCGAATACATGCACGGCACAGGCGATTACAGCCACCAACTGATGGAGAGGCACGCATGAGGGTCTTCGTCTACTGGAATCTTCACCGAGGCATGTGGAGCGTCAAGGCGCTCGAAGGCCCGGACAAGGGTCGAGTCATCGCACGTCACCAGCACGTCGTGCTCCGCAACGTCACCGGCAAGGTATCGGAGGCTGGTCGTCAGCGCGTGCTGCGTGAGGGACGCAAGAACGTCCACGCCGGCCTAGTTGGCGAGCTGGTCCAGGGCGAAGCCGTCAACCTGCCCAAGGAGGCACGACCGGTCACCTACAACCCGCGCAAGTACTCCTCGTTCGTCCACGCGGACGACGAGACACCGTTCGAAGGGTCGGACCTCGCGGTCCTCGCTCATCGCGCTGTGTACGCCGCTTGACATCCACCCAACAGAGAGGCACGACATGACCACACGCACCGACGAACGTCTGCAGACGTTGGGCTACCTCCTGGTCGATGGGCTGACCTACGAGTGGTTCCAGGTCGCAGAGCTGGACGAGAAGGCATGCACCGCAGTCATCTACACCGACGTAGACGACGAAGGCACCTTCGACAAGCGCCATGAGATCGGGCCCGACGACATCGCCCGAGGGTTGCGGATGTACCGCGAGTGGCTCGAAGGCACACGCGAGGGCTTCCCCGGCGAGTGGCGGTATAAGGCACGGGACGAGATCCGTGCAGGCCGCATCGAGAACGAGTCCGACTTCGACCCGGTCAAGTGGCGCGAGGCTTCGGGTGTCCGACAGAGCTATGCGTGGCAGACCGTGATCTTCGACCGCACCAACGGCGAAGAGGGCGACTACGACGCCAACACGGCAGACAACGTCCTGCAGTTCGCGATCTTCGGGGAGGTGATCTTCGGATGAACCGTGAGCACGACCCCATCGAGCTGGCCGAAAGGCTTCTGGCAGATACGAACTGGAGGGAATCAGAGTGAAGAAGCGCACACGCAAGAAGCTCAAGAAGCACGGCGTCACCGCGGCGGTCGCGTTCGTCACCACGGTGGCCACGCTTGCGCTGGGATCACCCAAGGCTTCGGCCGACACGGTGAACCTCTCCGAGCTGCGGACGGTCGACGGCGTCGACTACCCCGTCTGCTTCGTGGAGGACTGCAGCGACCAGCCCGGACAGATCGGGCTCTGGGAGGACAAAGACACCGGCAACTGGTGGCTGTCGCTTGGTGAGCGCAGCTACCTGGTGATCGATGACACCGCGATCGACATCGACTGAGAGGCAAGACATGAGCGACCACGGCCGCGAGCACGCGGAGCGCCGCGCTGCCCAGGCTGCGGCAGCTCGCAAGCACACCAACCGACGACGAGCACTCAAGCGCCCCGGCAAGGGCAACCGATCGAACTGGAAGAAGGATCACTGATGGACGCCAAGACCAAGAAGATGCAGGACAAGGTAGCCAAGCTGCTGCGCCAGGCCGAAGACGTGGCCGGCACTCCCGAAGAGGCTGTGTTCCAGGCGAAAGCCTTCGAGCTGATCTCGAAGTACGGGCTCGAGATGGCCCAGGTCGAAGCCACGAAGAACGGGCTCGACATCTCCGAGCTGCCCGACGCCATCAAGTGGCAGGTGCTCATCACGGGCAAGTACGTCGCTCAGCAAGCCCTGCTGCTGCACGGGATCGCCCGTGCGCTGCACTGCAAGACGGTCTACACGAACATCGGAGGCACCACCTCCCAGCGCGTGTACGTCTTCGGTGTCGAGCGCCACATCGAGAGGGTTCAGTTCCTCTGGGAGATCCTGCGCCCACAGATGCTGCGCCTGGTCGAGAACGTGCGGCCCGAGGTCTTCCGAGTCGAGACCAAGTACGACTGGCGTACCGGTGAGTACCGCAAGAAATCGACTGCGGGACAGACGAAGAGCTACCGCCGTGCGTGGATCGCAGGCTTCGCTCAGACCGTCGCAGACCGGGTCCGTGCCGAGGAGAACAAGGCGGTCGAGGGTGCTGGCGGGGGAGCGTTGGTGCTCTACCGCGACGACAAGGAGCGTGCGGCTGTGGCTCTGCGGGAGGCATTCCCGAGGGTTCGCACCACGCGGTCCTCGACCCGTTACAACCAGAGCGGCTACGCCCACGGCCAGCGTGACGGCCGCAACGCGGCGATGCAGCGGTCGATCGCTTAGTGGTGATCCGCCGCACTCTGCTGGCGCTGGTCCTCCTGGCTCTGATGGCTATGGCTGTCATCCAGGTTGGGCCAGCCCCGGCCCATGCCGAGGTTTCGGCTCAGTGCTGGACACACCTCGCGGAACATCCGGGCACCACGCCCGGTGCCGATCGGAGGTACCACCTCGAACACGGCGAGTTCTCGCCCTGCACAGAGCAAGACGCGAACGAAGACCGGGAGGCGGTGGGTACGAGGGGGCCTGCCGCCTCCCCAGACAACGACGAGCCCGACAAGAAATCCCGCTACTGCAGAAAGCACTGGTACTGCTGATGCCCTTCAAGGCGAAGTGCAAGGACTGCACCTGGAAGTGCAGGTCGGAGAGCGAGAGCTTCGTGCGGTTCGCCGCACAGGCACACGGAGACAACCAGCGGCACCGGACCAAGGTCAAGGAGAAGTGATGGACGACTTCAAGCTCGAAACCGACTGCGGCCACGACTCATGGCGGCTCATCGAGACCGGCTACGTCAGGACGTGGAGCATCGAGATCGACCCCGAGGACAAGACCATCGTCGCGTCCTACGGCGGCTCCGAAGACTTCAGCGACGAGGGTGCTGGCGACGACCACCTTCAGTGCTCAATCTGCCTGGACACCAAGCCAATACCCGAGGGATGGGAGGTCGACTTCGTATGAGCGACACCAAGGTTCACACCTATGCCCCGACGCTGATGACGATCGGGGACATCGACAAGGTCAAGGAAGCGTACGACAGCTTCAAGGCCATGCTCGACGCGAAGCAAGAGTTCATCGATGAGTACAACGACGACGACGGCAACGAGCCCGACTGCGGCTACGAGACGTGGGACGAAGAGATCGCCGACTACAACCATGAGCTGGCCTACCTGGGCGAGCTGCTGTTCGACACCGTGGGCAAAGCCCTTGGCCTGAAGGAGGATTCGTGACCGTGAAGCAGGAGCGCATCGGGCTGAGCCCCCAGCTCGCGATGGAGCAGTTCAAGGAGATCTGGGGCGACGGCTACCTGATCGGGGACATCGGCACCAAGTTGACCTGCATGGAGATGGAGGCGCTGGCCGACATGCTGCAGGCGTGCGGCATCGAGCCCGCCCGCGTCGAAGAGTTCATCTCCTACCACGCCGAGGGTGACGAGTGTGGAGACATGCACTGCACCTGCGACGACCCCGAGTGCATCGAAGAGAGGAACAACCTGTGAACGCACGACACACCCTGCTAGACGCAGGGATCGACCCCGCCATCCTGAACTGGGTGCCCGAGGGTCAAACCGCAACTCGCGGAGAGCTTCTCGAAGCCGGGGAGCTGACACTCGAACAGATCATCGCGGAGGCGTGACATGGCCCAGGACCACAAGATCACCAAGTACGACGTTCGCCCGCTTGAGGATGCGGACGGCGACCTGACAGGGCTGGCCATCCAGCGCACCGAGCGTTGGGAGCGCCGTGCCGACAACGGCCGCGTGCTCGACTACGGCCAGACCACCAACGTCGGAGACCCGCTCGAGATTCCATCGTCCAAGGTGGCCGACCTCGTCCGAGAGCTGGTCGACTGGCCGCTCTACTTCGCGACCGGCAATGCCCGGAGGGAGAACGCCTGATGGAGGGCAAGAACGTCTACGTCGTGGTCGATGAGTACGGCAGTCTCTGGCCGTTCATCGCCGAGGACTACGAGGACGCGCTGAGCCAGTACCACGACAGCCAGGACGCCGAGATCGAAGGGGTCTTCGTCTACGGATCTAGTCGCGTCGGCTTGCGCTGAGAGCGATGACATTTGCTGGTGGCAGGCTGAACGGACGATTCATGCTGGTCAGGGCCTTGACATCAACCAAGGCCGCGGACGCCGGATTAAGCACTCTGCTCACACTATGACGTACAAGTAACGGACAGGAAGGAGCTAACGATCATGTACGTGGAAGACATCGATGACCTCGAAGAACTTGAGGATCTCCGCAAAGACGCTGAGAGCCGCCTGGGGCGCAACCCCGGAAACAACGAGCAGGCCCAGTGGGATCTCGAAGACATCGAAGAGCGCATCGAAGAGCTATCAGAGCAGGTCAAGGAGGGTGTCTAAGAAACAGGACACCCCCGTTTGCTGAGTGTCGGTACCCACCTGTACATTCTGCAAACGTCGGACGATTTGGGACACATAACCCAGATCTGGGACACCTCCCCACAGCCAGTGGGACAGGACACGGTGTCGGGGCCACCACAACTTAATAGGCCAAGACGCAACACAAGGAGAGATAGACTTGACAGGCACCAACATGTCTCCGTGAGATCCACGTTGACATTCACCTTCCTCATGGAGGCTAAACATGAGCGGCAAAATCAAGACCCTCGACGTTGTCAAACCGCCGTCGAGGCAACCACTGACCCTCAGCACGATTGAGGATCTCGTTGGGAAGGGGTACAACTACCGACAGATAGGCGACATGCACGGCGTGACTCGCCAGGCGGTCGAGTGGCAGGTTAAGACCTACGGGGGACGCTTGAACACTCGCCAGCAGGCAAAGGCTCTCTGGCCGTTTGAGACCCATCGGGTCCACAGCCGGTCGAAGGCTTTCCAGAGTCTCCGTGACCACGGTGAATACATGCGCCAGCAGAGCTTTCGAGGCTTCTCCGACGAGAAGAAGAAGAGGCTCATCTCCTGGTGGCGTCGACTGTGGGAGCAGAACGTCGTTCTTGAGTTCGACCCGACGATCGAGCCGTACCCCGGCATGGTCGGTGGAGGTTTCCGGTACGTCCCACGTGAGGAGCGGGACGACGAACTCCTGATTCGGGTGAACGAGCATGTCCGGCCAGAGGTTCTTGATGAGGATGGCACCCTCAACGCCAAGGCAGAACTGCTGTGGACGTGGCCGCAAGGCATCGAGGATCTAATCGCTCCCGAATGACAGCTACAACCGGTTGTGCGCCACAGACAGTAGGCGCATAGCAGATTGGATCTAACAACTCATGGCGCTCACGCGGCTGGTCAACCTGTTCCCAGAAGTAGTCCACACGCCCGTCCAAACGATCGTGGATGAACCGGGGTGGTTGTACGCGCAGACCTGCAACACGTGGTGGAAGGGATGGGAGCATCTAGATCCCGTCTCTATCCTCCTCGTCTATCGCAGCCCTCTGGTCAAAGACACCGGCAAGATGTACCGGCCGGTCTCGAACTTGATCCTCGCGGCGAACCGCTTCGAGGTGTACGGCCGAGGATCCAGAGAAGAACCCAACTGGATGGGAGAGCGCGGAGAGTTCATGGTGGCCAAGATGACTCAGGCTGACGCGTTCCCCGTCGACCCGCGAACGGTGACGGTGGAAACGGTACGGGACCGGATCATGACCTATGTGGGCGATCTACTCAAGGAGAAGCTGGCAACTGTATGACCGAGACCATCGAGAGGAAGAAGCTGCCGCTTCGAAGCGTCAGCCAGATCAACCAGTACACGCGCTGCCCGATGAGCTACAAGCTGGCTCGCATCGACAAGGTGTGGGCGCGGCCGGCCGCTTGGCTGCCGCAGGGCACGGCGTTTCACACGGTCGCTGAGGTCTACGAGAAGGCTCTGGCCGAGGGCCGAGAGATGAGCCTCGAACGGGCCCAGGAGATCTTCAAGGAGGAGTACGCCAAGGACATCGGCGAGATGTGCGCCGAGACACCGAACTTCGACTGGTGGTTCCACTCAGGCCCGTACAACGGGGAGCGAGACATCGAGCGCCGATTCCACATCGGCCTCGAGCAAGTCGAGAAGTTCATTAACTGGCGTCGGGACAAGGGCCAGACGATCTGGGTGGCACCGGCCATCGTGGACCCGCGCTGCGGCGCGGACGAAGCGCAGGTATCCGGCTTGACAGACACCCACGTCGAGGACTGCGGCTGCAAGCCCAGTCGACCGGCCATCGAGCTGTCGTTCAACATCGAACTGGACGGCATCAAGGTTCGGGGCTACATCGACGCTGTGGTCGTTGTCAACGGGGAGCTGAGGGTCCGGGACTACAAGACCGGCAACAAGCCCGGAGACGACTTCCAGCTTGGCGTCTACGCGCTCGCGATCTCGATCCTCTTCGGGGTCGAGCCGCCGCGTACCGGCGACTACTACATGGCGGGGAAGAAGGGCAAGAAGGCGGTCATCACCGAGCCCTACGACCTCACCGAGTGGACGCGGGAGCGCATCACCGAGAGGTTCCACGAAGTCGAGGCACAGATCCAGGCCGGGGAGTTCCCCGCGCTCCCGGAGACCGACAAGTGCAACTTCTGTGACGTAAGTTACTCCTGCCCTATTTATCAGTAGTTCGCCTTGACATCCACCGACTGCATACCCCTATAGACAAGAGCAAGCAGATGAAGGAATACCGAAAAACGATCGTCACCGAGGAAACGGGCTCCACGTTCGTAGAGCTGGGCCCCGTCGAAGGCATGCCCGCGTGGCACTGTCTGGCCCAGCCCTCCCGCTGGCCGTTCCCGACGCCCGAGGCGGCGCAGAGGTTCGCCGACGGCGCACGGGCGCGACACCCAGGAAGAGAGGTCACCGTCCGGTGAGAAACGTCCAGATGGAGATGAACGTCGCGAAGCAGCGGCGCAAGCTCACCCAGCTCCTGGCCGAGGCACCAGTCTCGCACCAGGGATACCTCGAGCACCTGATCCGGCTGTTCGACAAAGACTGCGAGGACGGCGTACCTCGTCCTGCCAGCGAGTTCATCCCGATGTACCAGGAGGAGTTTGGCCTGTGACGAACTTGACATTCACCGAGAGGAAGAAATGACCAACTGGGATCCGAATCACCCGCTGCTGAGGTCGACGGCCGCGCCGCATGAGACGGCCGCGGTCCTGCGGATGCACCGGGCGGGCTACAAGGGCGCTCAGATCATGAAGATCCTCAAGCTCCGGGGCACTCGGCTGATGTCGCAGATGCAGAAAGCCTTGGACGAGGAGACCCGAGCGGCCCACGCCGGCCGCGAGATCCACGACGCCAAGATCATCATCGAGAAGAACAAATGACACCGACCGAGAGGCTCCGCGAGGACATCCGAAACGTGGTAAACCACTGGCTGTTTCACAACGGCGGATCGCTTACGTCGCTGACCGACGCGATCTACGACTACGTCCTCGACACCTACGGTCCCCCGTTCTGAGAGGAGACCATGTACACCCCACGGCAGTCGCTCTACATCCGCGGCTCAGCCGGTGATCCGCTTCCCCCCGTGTGGAACGCGCTCGACATGAAAGGCACCCAGCTCCGACGCGGCCAGCTCGTCCTGGTCTGCGCTGGTCCGGGCACCGGCAAGTCAGCATTCGTGCTGGCCTACGCACTCAAGTCGAAGGTGCCGACGCTGTACTTCAGCGCCGACTCCGACGCGTTCACGCAGCTCTCGAGGTCGGTGTCCATCCTGAGCGGGTGGTCGCTCGAACGGTCCACGCGGGCCGTGCGAGACATGACGATCCCCGACGAGATCGGCAATGAGCTGGACGCTCTGCCGATCCGGTTCAACTACAAGGCGTCACCCTCGCTGGACATCATCGAGGAGTCCCTGGAGGCGTATGACGCGCTCTACGAGGACTATCCGGCGCTGATCGTCGTGGACAACATCACCAACGTCCGCACGGAAGGCACCGACAGTGACGACCCGTTCGCGGGGCTTGAATCGCTGATGGACTACCTGCACGAAATGGCCCGTGAGACGGGCTCATGCGTGATCGGGCTCCACCACGTCACCGGCCCGTACAACGACGGCAACAAGCCGATCCCGTTGTCGGGCATCAAGGGTCAGATCGGGCGTGTGCCCGAGATGGTTCTGACTCTGAACCGCGTGTCGGATGGCTTCGGTCCCGACTCGCTCAACGTCTCCACGGTCAAGAACCGAGGTGGGAAGTCCGACGCGTCGGGCCAAGACTTCGCCTCGCTCGAGTTCGTCGGAGACACCATGCAGATCAACGACTTCGGTCGCTGACTTGACATTCACCCAACCAGAAAGTAGCGCAGCATGAAGAAGATCATCATCACCGCGTCCATCGCCGCCCTGGCGGTCGTCGGCCTGAGCGCATGCGACGACACCAGCACGTCCTGTGGCGCAGCCCCGGCCGTCGGCCTGATGTCGGTCGAGAAGCCCCTGGCCCCCTCGCCGCGGGTGCCCTCGATCCCGCGCCCGCCGTCACCGCGGATCTCGTCTCCGCGTGTGTCGACGCCGCACACCACGATCAACAACTACGGAGGATCGGGTACGAGCCCGCTGCTGCCGTTCCTCGGCGGCATGTGGGCAGGCGACATGATGAACTCCTGCTAGGCGTTCGAGCAGGCCCGAGTTCCCACGGCGAGGAGCCGGTAACCAACGCGGTGATTGGTGGGAGACACTCCGCTACTCGGGCGTGCTTTTGCTTGCCCAGACACTTGACATTTACCCAACGGAAGGAACCGCCACGATGGCAACCCCGAACGCAATGCCCAAGAAGGCCAACGTCATTCACCAGCAGATCCTGTCGGGACTGCTGGCCACCAAGCCGGCCACCTGGGCCCGCAAGACCCTCGTCAAGGGTGCTGACGGCAAGGAATCGGTCGTCAAGACCACGGTGACCCACCTCGAGCCCCGGTTCCCGCTGGCTCGCAACGTGTCGGACTTCAACATCGACCGCACCGCGAGTCGGTGGCTCTGATGCCAGTCCAAGACACCAGCCGTGAGGCGTACCACTCCGTGCTCCCGGAGATGTCGGAGCGCAAGCGCGAGGTCGTCAACACGATCAAGGCGCACGGCCCGCTGTGTAACCGCGACATCGCGGCGCTGACAGGACGGCCCATCAACGAGATCACCCCCACGGTGCTCTCACTCCGCGAGGACGGCGTCCTGACGTTGTCCCACAAGGGAATCTACGAGCTGACCGGACGAAGGGTCATGTTCTGGAAGGTGGCGTGATGAAGCGCAAGACGATCCTGACGGCCGACGGCTTCCGCGTCGGCGTCACCGAGGTCGGCTCCGGCGTCCCGCTGGTGCTCCTGCATGGGCTGGGGCTCAGCGCCTCTGGCTACGAGGAGCTGCTGACGCTGCTGTCTGCCAAGGGGTTCCGAGCCATCGGGCTCGACGCAGCCAACCACGGCGACAGCGGCACGTTGCCGTGGGGCCACACGATCGAGGACATGACCAAGGTGACCCTCGACGCGTTGGACGTACTTGACATTCACCGGGCGGTCTTCGTTGGCCACTCGATGGGTGGCGGGATGGTGGTCGAGATCGCAGCTCGTCATCCTCACCGGGTCGCCGCCGCGGTCCTGCTGGACGCGGCTGCCGGTGCCGAGCACCACAGGGGCGTGGCCATCACTCCGGGCCCCACGGTGCCCTACCGGGCGGTGAAGTTCTTCCTGGGCGGCGTGAATGACGTTCTGGGAGACAGCATCGACGCGATACGCTCCCGGACGCCGAGAGAGCGTCTGGCGCTGCTGACCAACCTCCGGGAGTCAGTGTCCGGGCTGCGGTTCGTTCGGGCGGCATACGCGCTCATGAAGGCCGATACGGTGCCTCTGCTCAAGGCGATACAGCGCCACGGTGTGCCCACCGCGGTCCTGCACGGGCTGCACGACTCGATCGTTCCCTACGCGGCCGGTCTGAGTGTGGCCAAGCTCACCGACGCGACGTTCTACGGAGTCGACGGCTACCACTCATGGATGCTGGCTGATCCCGAGCTGGCGGCTGACCTCATCGCCCTGGCCCTGCTGGACCTGTTCCCGCAGCGGTACATCTTCGGGGTTGGCTGATGGGCTACGTGGCCCTCTACGTCAGCCTCGCGGGTCTGCTGAGCTGGTTCTGCCTCTGCTGTGACGCCCGAGAGGAGCGTGAGCGTGGCCAGGCGGAAGAAAGCCGCTCCGAGACCTGACTCCGGTAAGTGGTGCGTCGACTGCAAGGCCGAGGGGATCAAGGCGCGGCGCAAGACGCCGTGGCCGGGACCGAGGTGTGCCACCCACCACCGGGTGACCAAGCAGACGCGCTCTACGGGCACCTGGGCGGCGAGAATCCTTGCCACCTACGGGATAACCGAGGACGAGTACTGGGCGATCTACGAGTTCCAGGGCGGTCGCTGCTACATCTGCCAGCGAGCCAACGGCACGAAGAAGCGCCTGTCGGTCGACCACGACCACAAGACGGGCATCGTCCGCGGGCTGCTCTGCACGATGTGCAACAAGTACACGCTGGGCTGGGCGAGGGACTGCATCGAGTTCTTCAAGCGGGCCATCGAGTACCTGCTGAATCCGCCGGCCGTCCAGGTCATCGGCGAGCGCATCGCGCCCGTCGAGGCCGACAAGCTCGCGTCCTGACCTTGTCATTTACCGAGAGGAACACATGAGATACCGAGTCGAAGCCAACATCGAAGACGACCGCGACGAGGGCGACTTCGCCCTGTTCATCGAGGGCGTCCTCGAGGGCCAGTTCAAGAACCGGGTCGAGGTCAGTGTCTACCCCGTCATGCTCTAGCCCGATCGCACAGGTCATCCAGCGGTACTACCCCGACTGGGAAGCACCGCCTGACCACAACGAGTGGAACAAGTGCCTGTGCCCCTTCCACGGGGACGAAACGCCCTCTGCCGCAGTCAGTTACGACCTGCAGGGGTTCAACTGCCTGGCCTGCGGAGTCAGGGGAGACGTGATCTCAATCATTCGACACGAAGAGGAGGTGAGTTTTGCAGAGGCTCAGCGAATCGCAGCGGGACTATCTGTGGGAGGCCACAACCAAGTACCGAGAAAGCCTGAACGGAAGTCCAGCCGCCGCGTATTTGGAGAGTCGCGGCCTGCTCGAACACCAAGTCCGCGTGTTCGGACTGGGATACGTGGGAGACCCACTCCCTGGTCATGAGTACTACCGGGGCTGTCTGGCGATCCCGTACATGCGCTGGTCGCCCTGGCGGAACTGGTCGGTAGCAGCGATCAGGTACCGCAAGCTCGACGGCAGCACGCCGAAATACCTGTCGATGCCAGGGGAGAAGGACCGGCTGTACAACACAGTCGCGCTGACCCGGTACTCGAAGGACATGGCGATCTGCGAGGGCGAGATCGACACGATCACCGCCGAGCTGTGTGGCATTCCCACCGTGGGCCTGTCGGGGGCCCAGAAGTGGAAGCCGCACTTCCGAGAGCTGTTCCTTGGCTACCGGAACGTGAACATCCTGGCCGACGGCGACGACGCCGGTATGGAGTTCGCGAAGTCGGTAGCGAAGACGCTGCCGAACGCACGAATCATCCCGATGCCTGATGGCGAGGATGTCAATTCACTAGTTAGCACGCAGGGCAAAGACGCTCTGCTGGAAAGGATCTGATGGATCCAGAGCAGTTGGCTCTCTTCGATGAAGAGGGCAATCCGAAGTTCTACGACTACGTCCATGAGGAGAGCGAATGAGCATCCTGACCACGGCCGAAGAGATCATCAACGGCCAGCGTGCCCAGGACTACGGGGACGCCAAGGAGAACCACATTCGCATCGCGAATCTGTGGAACACCTACCTGCAGAAGCCGGATCTGATCAGCCACGACGACGTGGCCGTGATGATGATCCTCCTGAAGATCGCACGCTTCATGGAGAACGGCTACCACCACGACACCGTAGTCGACATCGCCGGTTACGCAGGCGTTCTCGAGAAGATGCAGCTACCCGCGGAGCAGCGGTACGCGGTCAAGGAGCCCGATGGCTTCGTGAAGCTGACGCTGAACGAGACACGCAAGTGGGACAGCCTCAAGGACGTTCCTCCCGGCGTCTACACGGTCTACGACTTCTTCGGCGACCGGTGGACATCGTTCTGCGGCCAGGAGTACTGGAAGCGCCAAGACGAGAGCGGCGAGTACAGCAGCCCCAGCGTCACAGACGGCCGGATCTACGGCCCATTCAAGGAGTTCAAGTGACAGACCGCATCGTCGTCATCCCGGACACCCAGATCCCGTTCGATGATCCCCGCGCCATGCGGGCGGTCATCCGCTTCATCGGGGACTGGAAGCCCGATGCCGTCATCCACATCGGCGACCTGATGGACTACCCGTCCCCAGCTCGCTGGAGTAAGGGCACCGCCGAGGAGTTCTACCCGGTGATGCTCGAGCACAACGAGCAGGCCAAGAGGCGGCTCCTGGGCCCGCTCCGCAAGGTCTACGACGGCCCGATCGGCGTCCATGAGGGCAACCACGACCTGCGGCCACGGGAGTACCTCACCAAGTACGCTCCCGCGCTCGCGGAGTTCGAGGGTGCGTTCCACATCGAGAACCTGTTGGACTTCGACGGTTTCGGCATCGAGCTGCTGCCTGACTTCAACGAGTTCGCTCCGGGGTGGGTCACCACGCACGGCCACCGCGGCCAGATGAGCATCTCGCGGATCGCTGGTGCGACCGCGCTCAACGGCGCGAAGCGGTTCAACAAGTCGGTCATCATCGGCCACACCCACCGTCTGGGCGTGATCAGCGAGTCCTTCGGGTTCGGCTCTGTCGTCGGCAAGCAGGTCACCGGCATGGAGGTCGGCAACCTCATGGACATGAAGCACGCGTCCTACCTCAAAGGCGGAACTGGCAACTGGCAGCAGGGATTTGGCCTGCTGACGGTCGATGGTCCGTACGTCAAGCCCGAGATCGTTCCGATCGAGCATGGTCGGTTCGCGGTCGACGGTCGAGTCTGGAAGGTCTGAAACTTGACATCCACCCTGCCCTACCTGCACAAGAACGCTCGCTCGAGGCGGATCACCCGCAAGGAGGTCCGCGAGGTGTTCGCGGCCGAGATCACACGCAACCTGGACCGCCGCCTGGACCGGGAGGAGTACCTCAAGCGGGTGATGCCCTAGTGGACAGGATCTTTCGCAGAGCTGCGAGGGACGCGCTGTTCGCCTGGAAGCAGGACGAGAGCGGCCTAGACGATCTGGTCAGCGACATCTGGGTCTGGTACCTCGAGAGCCCGACGACGCAGCGCAAGCTGCAGGCGATCGAGCCCCATGAGGCTCAGAAGTCGGTGAAGAACGCGGCGTTGCAGATGCTGAGCAAGCAGCAGCTCTCCTCGAACGTGTTCAACGACCGCAACCTCTACTCGTCGGAGGCCGTCAAGGAGGCGCTGGCTGGCACGTCGACCAATCGGTACCTGGTCGACATCCTGCCGAGGGCGCTGGAGGCGCTGGCAGCTCAGAACGAGGCCAGGGCTGAAGCGATCAGGAGTCGGTACGAGGACGGCGTCATCCCGGTTCGACAGTCTAAGCAACAGGTCCAACTGTCGAAGGCGGTCAAGTCGCTGACCGAGCACGTCAACATCATCGCGATCACCGCTGGTGTCGACGCGGACGGCAACGTCACCGAGGGTCCGGGCAGCCGGCACTCGGTGTTCCCGGAGACCAGGCCGACGAGCGGAGGCCACTCCGACCCGACCGCTGACATCGCGATCCTGCTGATCGAGCACCCCGAGCTGCGCGACGACTACCTCTACGAGTCGCCGCTGCCTGAGTTCCTCGGGGGGAGGTGCTGATGCAAAACATCATGGATCCCATCTTCAACGGCATGCCGGGATCGGAGATGTACCGCGGCGAGGTGTTCCCCGAGCTGTTCCCCGGCCCGCGTATGCGGCTTGAGAACTGGCCGCAGGAAGACCTCGAGATGTACGTCGGGGGGATCTTCACCCCTGGCTACGGGCAGCGATGAAGAAGGGCACCAAGGTCGTCATCGAGCGTGACGAATCGAAGTACCCACCCCGAGGGACGTGGAAGTGGTTCCGGGGCAAGACCGGAACTGTGACGGCGGTAGTCACGGGAGTCGGGGCTACCGAGTACGGGGTCTCCTTCTCCAAGGATCCCCACTCCGACGCCTATTTCAAGCGATACGAACTGACTGAGAGGAAGTAGTGACAGACGAAATCCCCTGGGGTCCAACAGGAAAGCTGGTGTATGAGCGCACCTACGCACGAATCAAGCCAGACGGCACCAAGGAGACCTGGCCCGAGACCGTTGAGCGAGTGGTGGAGGGCAACCTACGACTCGTTGACGCACGGCACCAGCTACCTGATGAGCGTGAGCAACTCATCCGGCTCATGGAGCAGTTCAAGATCCTGCCTGCTGGCAGGCATCTTTGGGCATCCGGGGTGCGAAACGCACAGCACCTGTTCAATTGCTGGGTTGCAGGGTGGACCGACCAGCCGTCGGAACACTTCGCCTTCACCTTCCTGCGTCTCATGGAGGGCGGGGGAGTAGGGGCGAACTACTCGAACCACTACCTCGAGCACTACCCCGTGGTGCAGCAGGAGCTGTTCGTCCACATCGTCTGTGACCCAGACCATCCCGACTATGAGGCGATGAAGGCGGCAGGCATCTTGTCGACCGAATACGACCCCGACTGGGTCGGTGCCTTCGAGGTCGAGGACAGCCGTGAGGGCTGGGCAGCGGCGCTGACCGACCTGATCGACACCCACTACCGGGACGAGGTCAGTCACTTCCAGCGGGTCTACGACGTGTCTCGGGTGCGCCCCGAGGGCGCGAAGCTCAAGACGTTCGGCGGCAAGGCCAGCGGCCCGAAGCCGTTCGCCGAGATGCTGATCAAGGTCTGCAAGATCCTCAGCGCCAACGTGGATCTCAAGCTGACGGGCATCGACGCGATGACCATCGATCACGCGATCGCTTCGTGCGTGGTGGCCGGCGGTGTACGCCGGTCGGCGCGGATGTCGATGATGCACTGGAAGGACTCGCAGGTCGAGGAGTTCATCAACGTCAAGGCCACCTCCGGTGAGCACTGGACGACGAACATCTCGGTCGAGGTCGATGACGAGTTCTGGCAGGCGTTGAAGGACGCCGAGAAGAGCCCGGAGGAAGCGGGGCACCTGTTCTGTTACTGCGCCTCGGCCAAGCGGATCATGAAGGCGCTGAGCGAGGGAGCCGTCCGCAACGGCGAACCGGGCATGTGGGACAGCTCGCTGTCCAACGTCGGGGAGCCCAACCGGGTGGTCTGTACGAACCCCTGCGGCGAGATCACGCTAGAGCCCTGGGAGCCGTGCAACCTAGGCCACATCAACCTGGCGGCGTTCGTCACCGACTCCGGGAAGACCGACTACCTGGACCTGATCCGGGCTCACCGTCTCATGACGCGGTTCCTGATCCGGGCGACGTTCTCGGACGTGGCCGATCCGAAGAGCCGGGAGGTTCTGGATCGCAACCGACGCATCGGCGTTGGGCATTTCGGTGTGGCGTCCTATTTGGCCCTCACAGGCCGGAAGTACTCACAGGCACCCGGAGACAAGCGGTTCACCGCTTTCTTGCGGGAGCTGGCGTCTGAGGTCGACTCTGAGGCGTCCAGGTTCTGCCATGAGTTGCGGATCCCGGTTCCGGTGAAGAAGCGGACGGTCGCGCCCACCGGCACGGTCGCGAAGCTGGCTGGCGTCAGTGAGGGCATCCACCCGATCTTCGCCAAGTACTTCAACCGGCGCATCAGGTTCAACAAGGTCTCGGACTTCGACCAGTTGATCGAGATGTACAACCAGGGCTACGACGTGGAGGACGACCTGTTCGCTCCGAACACTTCGGTGGTCACCATCCCGACCAAGGACACCCTCGTCCAGGCCGTGGTGGACCGGTACGGGCGTGATGCCGAGGAGTTGGTCGAGTCGGCCGACGACTTGACATTAACCCAGCTCCTGGCGTTCCAGGCGCTCTACCAGACGTGCTGGGCAGACAACGCGGTGTCGTTCACCGCCAACGTCGAGCCCACGGTCTACAGCCCGTCCGATGTGGCGGGCGTGCTCGAGAGGTTCGCGGGGCTCATCAAGGGCTCAACGATCTTCCCGGAGGCCAGCTTCCAGCAGGCTCCCTACGAGCGAATCACCAAGCAGCAGTACGAAACTGCCGCTGCAAAAGCCGTCGCAGACGGTGTCGATGAAAACTGCGCCAACGGCGCATGTCCCATTAAGTGAAAGGTAGTCATTTGTCCTACGAAGATCCCTGGGCCTCCGCTCCCGCAGCACAGCCCGAGCCTGCCCCGGCTCCCGCTCCTGCGCCTGCCCCGGCCGCGGCTCCGGTAGCGACCACCGCCTCGGCGGCGGCTGTCGATTCGGTGTCGGTCCAGCACTCCACTGATGGGGTGTCGGCGACGTTCAAGTTCGCCGGTCAGTACAGCGACCCGTGGGTCGTCGTCAAGGGCGCGGACCCCGCGGACGTGTACGCCAAGATCTCCACCCCGGAGTTCAAGGCGCTCATGGACCGAGTGGCCCAGATCGCTGGTGTCTACGCGGGCGCGGCGGCGAAGCCGGCCGGTAACGCTGGCGGCGGCGCTCAGCAGCAGTCACGGGCTCCGCAGCCTGCCCAGGAAGCTCCGGGCGGCGAGAAGCGGTACTGCTCGCACGGCGAGATGACCTTCAAGTCGGGTGTGTCGAAGAAGACCGGCAACCCCTACAAGATGTTCGTCTGCACCGCGCCTCGCGATCAGCAGTGTGACGCGCAGTTCCTCAACAGCAAGTAGCAGCTCCGCTACTTGTCATCCACCGGGCTCCCTCCCCTTCGGGGGAGGGGGCTCGATCCATCTCTGAGCGGAGAGCATGAAAGTCAAGCTGATTGCAGCCACCGAGGTTTCCACGGATGCGCTGCGCGACATCGGGTTTGAGCCCGACATCTACACCGAGCCCGAGTCGGGGACGTTCGGTGACTTCGATGCCGACGAACTGGCTGAGTTCGCAGGCAGGAACTGCTACCAGTCGTTCCACCGGCCGAATCCGGCCACCGCGGAGAACGAGGACTACCTCGCCCACATCCTCGAGGTCGGACACGAATCGGTGCTGGAACACGCGTCGGCGACGTTCTACATCGAGACCAGCCGGTCGGTCCTGACCGAGCTGGAACGGCATCGCCACCTGAGCTTCAGCGTGGTGTCGCAGCGGTACGTCGACCCGACGCCGCTGGGCGTCCACTGGCCCCCGGTGCTGTCCAAGCTCCCCGAGCTGGACCGTGCCTACGCCGAGGACATCCTGCTGCTGGCCAAGGACCAGGTCGACCAGGCGTACGCCGGTCTGCTGCAGGTCTTCCAGGCGAACGGGTTGCCCCGCAAGCAGGCTCGCGAAGCGGCCCGAGCGGTCCTGCCGAACATGACCAACTCACCAATGGTCGTGACCGGCAACCACCGGGCGTGGCGGAACGTCATCAAGGCCCGTTGGCATGTCGCCGCGGATGCCGAGATCCGAGAGCTGGCGGGGGAGTTGCTCGCGCAGCTCCGGGAGATCGCTCCCAACACCTACCAGGACATCCCCGACGAACCGTACGGAGCCTGACATGGGTCGCAGAGCGACGGTCATCAACCTCGAGGACCGCTTCTACGTCATCGCGGGAGAGCCGGTACTCGACACGCAAGAGGGCACGCTGCAGATCATCCATGACGATTTGTCGGCCCGAGTTTTCAACTGGGACAAGGTCGTTGACTTCTACTACATGAACGAAGACGAGACCCAGTCCACCATCGAGGATTTTGGAGGATCCGAGTGAAGTACGTGACCAAGAAGCAACTGCGCCAGGAACTGGCCGACGAGCGGGCGTGGACCGCCTCACTGGAGGGCGAGAACAACAGCCTGACGGGTGACCTGATGGCTGTGCGGGCGGAGAACGGACGGCTGGTGATGGCCAACCAGCGGCTGGCCCAGAGCGCCACGGCGTATGCCGCTGCTAACCGCGACCTGCGGAACCAGCTCAACACCGCCACGCGTGCGTTCGGTGAGGCGTTCGTCAAGGGCGAGCCCGAGCCGCCCCGCGGCCCGAGCCGGCCGAACCGGAAGAAGCTCACCAAGGAGCAGGCCAACGACATTCGTGACGCCTACTTCGGCGGCGCGAAGCAGAACTGGCTGGCCCGTCAGTACGGCGTGAACCCGGCGACGATCTCTCGCATCGTTCGGAGGGAATACCACTGATGAAGATCGCACTCACCACCAGCGGTCAGGGCATCGACGGCAAGACGCTGCGGCCCGGACAGGCCGCGCTGATCCTCGAAGGCAAAGAGTCGAAGATCCTCGCGATCCTCAACGCAGCCATCGAGATCCGCGACCGTCACGACGATCCGGTGCTCGAGGCTCTGCGGAGGTCGCTCGCATGAGTGACCGCATCGAGGTGATCATGGCGGCTCCCGTCGACCACGCCCTACCGGGCGATGTCCAGGGAGTCAACCTGCGCCGCAAGGCAATCGAGCTGATGCAAGAGGCGGGCACGGTGGACGAGAACAGCGTCCGCTACAAGGGCTTCTCCGAGGAAGCCACCGTCAGCATCGACGGCAACAACCAGATGTCGCTCTGGCAGAACAACCTGCGGGCGTTCATCTTCGTCGCCGATGGCAAGGCCCTTCCAGGCATCCTTCCGGGCCCCGAGGGCCGGATCTTCCACCACGACCCAGACACCCGCTTCTTCTCGCGGGTGGCAGTCAACCGCAACCCGTACGAAGCCGCATAGGAGAGTTTGTGATCGAGCTACGGCATGAGGTTCAAGGAGACCTCGTCACCATCAACGTCGTTGAAACCCCAGAGGATCTGGACGGCTTCCGCGACTTCATCCGTGCTCATCTCAACTGCCTCGCCGTCGACACCGAGACCACCGGGCTGGACATCTACAGCGACACCTTCGAGTGCCGCCTCGTCCAGTTCGGTACTCAGTCGGAAGCGTGGGTCGTGCCGGTGGAGCTGGGCGACGTGTTCATCGAGGACGTGAAGATCGCCATCGGGGCTCTGCGCCGCGTCATCATGCAGAACGCCTCCTTCGACCTCCAGGTGCTCGACCAGTGCTTCGGGATCGAGATGGAGGGTCTGTGGCCCCGCGTGCTGGACACGCAGATCCTGGCCAAGCTGGTCGACCCCCGGCCCTTCGAGGCCGGTGGGTTCGGGCACTCGCTGGAAGAGCTGATCGCTGAGTTCATCTCCAAGGAGCAGGCCGAGACCGTCAAGAAGCTCATGGCCAAGCTGGCCGCGGAGCACAAGACGATCAAGGCCAAGATCTGGGCGACGATCGATCTATTCCACCCGGAGTACCTGCTGTACGCGGGGATGGACACGATCTTCACAGCACGGGTCTGCAAGAGCCTCACCCCGCTGGTGCCCGACGTGAGTCGTGCCCTGGTGGCGTACGAGCACAAGGTCTCCGAGATCTGCAGCTACATCGACCGGCAGGGCTTCCTCCTCGACGTGGAGTACTCGCAGCAGCTCGCCGAGAAGTGGCTAGCTGAGCAACAGGTCTGGGAGGCAATAGCTCTCACCGAGTACGGCGTGGAGAAGGTCAACTCGACCGAGGATCTCGCCGAGGGGCTCGAGGAGATGGGCGTGAAAATCACCGGTCGTACGGAGACCGGCAAGCGTCAGGTCGACAAGGCTCTCCTCAACCAGTTGGTCGAAGAGGGCAATGAGCTGGCTGCCATCGCTCAGGAGGCCAAGAAGCTGGGGAAGTGGCGGAAGACGTGGGTCCAGAAGTTCCTCGACACCAGGGATTTCGAAGACCGCTGCCACACCTTCATAAACCCGCTGCAGGCGCGGACCTCGCGCATGTCGATCACGGGTATCCCGGCTCAGACACTGCCGTCGTCGGACTGGCAGGTTCGTCGGTGCTTCCTCGCGGAGCCAGGCGATGTGATGGCGTCGATCGACTACCAGACGCAGGAGCTTCGCGTCCTGGCGGCGCTCTCGGGCGACAAGGCGATGATCGAGGCGTTCAAGAACGGCGCTGACCTCCACCAGATGACTGCTGACGCGGCCGGCGTGCCGCGAAAGGTCGGGAAGACCGCCAACTTCCAGAAGGTCTACGGCGGTGGTGCGGGTGCTCTCGCTGACGCGGTGGGCATCTCGGTGCAGACGGCCAAGCGAGTCCACGCGGCGTTCTCGAAGACCTACCCAGGTGTTGAGGCGCTGAGCAAGCGGCTGGCGGTGGAGGCTGGCCGGAACGGCTACATCATCAACCCGATGGGTCGGCGGCTGCCGGTGGACAGCGCCCGGACGTACTCCGCGCTGAACTACATGATCCAGTCGTCGTCGCGAGACGTGACCTGCAGGGCGCTCATTCGCCTCCATGAGGCCGGATACACGCCGTACCTACGGCTGCCTATCCACGACGAGATCGTGGCCTCTCTGCCCGAATCAGAGGCTGAGAGAGCTGCTGCACACATCGGCCAGCTCATGGCCGAGGACATGGGGCCGGTGAAGATCGGAACCGACCCCGAAGTTGGGAAGCGGTCCTGGGGATCGCTCTACGGCGCTGACTTCTGAGTCGCGCTTGACATTCACCGAAGGAGAATCATGGCACAGGCCAAGGTAGTACTGCCCGCACCGAACGGGCTGGACGACGAGCTGTTGGGTCTCGCTATCCACAAGCTCAACAAGCTGGGCACCCTCGAAGGCGGCGAGATCGGCGTCTTCACCGCGGAGCGCCCGGAGGGCACCCCGGACGACGTTCCGGCCGACACGGTGTTCCTCGAGTTCCGCACCAGCGTCATCCCGTACCTGGGTCGCCGCTGATGGGGTTTGGACTGAACCTCCAGTGGCACGGCGAGGGTGACGGTGTGGTGCCGGAAGCGTTCCGGCCCACCGACTTCAAGCTGACGCTGCAGTTCGGAGACGAGCGAGTCGAGGTGGTCACCACGACCACCCCGGAGATCGAGAACGACCCGGACTACTTCCGTTGGACCGCCCACAAGCTCTGGGACAGCATGGTCGACGCGCTCAAGGACCGGGGGCACATGTAGTGCCGACAGCGAAGAAGGCTGCCATGCTGCAGCCTGTCTCGAAGAACTTCCTCGAGTGGTTCGCCGGGAACGCACACGAAGCCCTCAAGACCTCGGCCCGGATCAAGTTCGAGGAGCTGGGCCAGGTCGTGGGCTCCATCAAGTCGAAGGTCATCGAGCGACCGACCATCGACGGGATGCCCTTCCCGTGGGAGTACGAGCTGGACGGCGAGATCATCCGCATCCCAGACGATTTCGTGATGATCCGCTACGAGGCATTCGTCGTACCCAAGGAGGCTGCGTGATGGCGCACAGCTTCCCGCACGCGCTGGTGACCGAGAAGGCCGTCTACTTCGACGGTTACGAGCTGCCTTGGTACATCAGCCAAGACGGCGTCGACTTCAAGCCTGGTGGTCGCGACGACTTTCACCGGCTGCGGATCGACTTCTTGGTCGAGTCAGCCACCTTCCGCGAATCCTCCTGGGAGGACGCACATCTCGCTCGCTGGATGAACCTGCGTCTGCAGATCGCAGACGACTACTTGGAAATGATGAGGAGTTTCGCGTGATCGACACCGACGACCAGGACCATCAGTTCTTCGATGTCCTCTACCAGCAGTGGTCGCAGACCACCAACGCTTCGAGCGCCTACTGGATCGTCAAGGAGGATCTGGACGAGCACCTGCAGTACCAGATCATCGCGGTCGACCGGAACACTCAAGCGGAGACCTGGATCGGCTCCTTCCACTCGGAGGCTGACGCCGACTTCGTCGCAGGGCTCAACGGTGCCGTCCCGGACCTCATTCGCCGGCTGCACGACGCGACCGACGAGGCCACTCGCAAGGACGAAGCCAACGACATCGCGCAGGGGCAGCTCGCCGACGCGCTGCTGGAAAACATCGGCCTCCGTGCCGAGATCCTCGAACTGGAAAGGCAACTCGACAAATGAGAGAGCTGAAGCAACTCGCACTCGCGGTGGCGATCCTCATCACCATCGTGTTCGGCCTCACGGCCTGCGACGGCGACACCGGAGCAGGGTCGTACGACACCACCCCGCACGGCGTCATCTACATGCCGCCGATCGGCACCACTCCCGGCATAGGACCGATCTTCTACTGATGAGACAGCTCGTCTACATCACGCTGACGACCCTCGACGGCTTCGAGCTGTGGCTCGAACACCGTGAGCTGAAGTCGATCTGCCGTATCGCCGAAGGCGAGACCGAGGTCGCCGGGTGGCTCGTATCAGAGTCTCCCGAGGAGATCGTCAAGAAAGTCAACGAAGCCTGGGAGAGGGCCGAAGGAGGAGACCTCTGATGCCGCCAAGAGCATCGATCGCTGAGACTGCCGAGTTCCTCGGCGTCCACCCCAACACCGTCCGCAACTACATCGCGGAGGGAAAGCTGAAGGCTGTTCGCCTGGGGCCCAGACTGATTCGCGTCGAGCGCGATTCGGTCGAGGCGCTCATGCGTCCCATCGGCAAGTAGCAACGAGAGGAGCCCCGGAGGGGCTGGGCATTGCGCCTGGCTCTTCCGGGGCTTTTTTTGTGCCTCCCAACTACATAGGTTCCCTATGTATTCTACAGAGCGTTGCCGATCTCCACGCCCTCGGCCAACCACCCAGGTTCCCCCGGAGGGACCGTGTCGTCGGTCACGTCGTAGAAGACCTTCTCGATCTCCCGGCGATCCACATACTCCTTGTCGTAGCTGGTGCAGGTCACCGAGTACGTGCCACTGCATGTCGTCTTGGCCGGGTTGACGTGCGCTGGCACATCGATGATCCGGCCGCGGTGCCAGCTCCCGTCCGGTCGCTTCGGGCCGTCGCAGATGGTCCGTACCTGGCTGCCCAGGAACCCCCATCGGTCGAACGCGCACCCCACGTCGTAGTCGTCGTCGGCGTTCGCTGTCGGAGCCGCGATCGTCGCGGCGACGGTCAGTGCTGCCAGTGCGAATGTGATCTTCAAGGTGATCCCTCTCTATTTTGTTGTTGTTGTGCCCGGTCGGGCGCAGTCAAGCGGCTTCTGCAAAAGCCCTGGTCAGGACAGGCTCTGAGATCGATTCTGAGCGACTTTCGCCGGCCTCCCGGTAGAGGAGGACGGTCAGATGCGTTGATGCGAGGAGCCACAGCGGCGGAATGGCCGCTATCCCCATCGCGATGGGCCCGTGGGGTTGAGCGTGGGCCACGTTGCCCGCCACCGAGACCAACGACGACAGCAGCAGCAGAGTCCAGGCGTACCAGCCGTGGCTCCGCAGTGCGACAGTCGCCATCGTGGCGACGATGATGCCGCCGTCGACAACGAGCGGGACCATCCACGCCTGGCCCACTCCGTTGGCCGCTGACAGCTCGCTCAGGGCGGTGAATGAGAGGGCGAATGCGAGACCGCCTACGGCGACGGTTCCGGCTGTTGCAACTCTCCGTGCAACCTTCGGACGTGCAACAATCATCGAGCACCAGCTCCTATCTGGTGTATCGCCCCTGATCTGTTGGCGCAGGTCAGGGGCTCTCTGTATTCGTGACGAGTTGCAAGGTAGCCCGTCCATGCCCCTCAGCGCAACCGCATCTCTGCAGGTCAGGAGAGTCGCATGAGAGTTGCAGGCCCCTCAGAAAGAGAAAGGCCAGAGGGCGGAACTACCCTCTGACCTGCGGAGCGGGCGACGGGAATCGAACCCGCGTAGCTAGTTTGGAAGGATGGGGGTCCAAAGATCGCATCTCTGCAGCTCAGACCAGGTTTTTACCCCCTACCCGCTGCAACCCTGATGTAACAAGAAATCCCAGGTAGAAACATCGGTCCACAGCTCGGGAGTTGCACGAGAGTTGCAAACCGGTACCCTTCTGGCATGGCACAACGCAGAGGATGGGGTGCGCTGAAGACGCAGCGCAGCGGCCGAGTTCAAGCGTCGTATGTCCACCCTAACGACGGGGTCCGGTACTACGCGCTGCACACCTACGACAGCCGGATGGACGCCGAAGCCTGGCTGGCGAGCGAGAAGCGTCTCATCGAGATGGAGCAGTGGACACCGCCGGAGGAGCGGGCCAAGAAGGCAGCCGCCAACGCCATCACGGTAGAGGAGTACACGAAGAAGTGGCTCGAGGAGCGCGACCTCGCGGAGGGCACGCGGGAGCTGTACAAGACGCACGCTCGCAAGCGGATCTACCCGGTGCTGGGTGATGCTGCGGTCTCAGAGATGACACCAGCCCTCGTACGGGCTTGGTGGGCCGGGATGGGCACTCAGTACCCGACAGCTCGTCGGCACGCCTACAACGTCCTCAGAGCCGTCATGAACACCGCTGTGGAGGACAAGCTCCTCGCCGAGAACCCATGTCGGATCGAGCAGAAGGCAGCCGCGGAGCGCGACGTGGAGGCGCTGACGCCCGAAGAGCTGGAGATCGTCGCGGGGGAGGTCTTCGAGCACTACCGGGTGGCGGTCTACATCCTCGCGTGGACGAGCCTGCGGTTCGGCGAGCTGATCGAGCTTCGCCGGAAGGACATCGATGATGACGGGGAGACGATGCGGTTCCGCGTTCGCCGCGGCGCGGCTCGGGTCGGCGAGAAGATCGTCGTCGGCAACACCAAGACCGTCCGCTCGAAGCGGCCAGTGACCGTGCCTCCGCACGTCGCTCAGATGGTCCGCGAGCACATGGCTGATCGGTCGAAGATGAACAAAGGCCCCGAGGCTCTGCTGGTCACCACGACGCAGGGCCAGCGGTTGTCGAAGTCCGCGTTCACGCGGGCGCTCAAGAAGGGCTACCGGAAGATCGGCCGAACGGATCTCCGCATCCACGACCTCCGCGCCGTGGGCGCGACCTACGCGGCGCAGGCGGGTGCGACCACCAAGGAGCTGATGGTTCGCCTGGGCCACACCACACCACGGATGGCGATGAAATACCAGATGGCTTCTGAGGCAAGGGACATCGAGATCGCCAAGAGGATGTCGGAGCTGGCGGGCGCTTAGCGCCGCTTCTTGCGGATCTTCTTGGGCGGCAGCGGATCAACGATCTCCACCGTCCCATCCGACTTGGTCACCGTGACCGGCCCCGCCTTCGGGCGGATGTCGACCACTTTGCGACGAGCCTTCGGCGTGTACTCGATTCCATAGCCCATCCCATCACCGTAACGCAAAAAAGCCCCCCTCCCAGGACATTTCGTCTTGAGAGGGGGGTTTCTTGTGTCTAGGCCACGCCTACGCGGGTGACCGAGAAGTAGGTCTGGGAGCCGTCCGAGAGAGACGAGTCGCCGGTATCGCTCATGCTGCTGGTGAAGAAGAAGCCAGGCTCGATGTAGTCGCCGGGGTTCAGGGGCACGATGAACGACGCGGCGGTCGCGTCCTCCTTGGTCGACATGACGCCGAAGCCGACGTTCACCTCGCAACAGCCCCATTGGCCACGGGCGTAGGGAACACCATTCTTGTACAGCAGGCCATAGCCGCCGGTGTTGCTGGCGTAGCTGCCGTGGTACGCCCGGTACTGGACCAGGTAGGTGCCCTGCTTCGTCGCCGTCAGGCGGCAGTTGGTGCTCGGGGTGTACGTCAAGTCGTCCGACTGGTAGTCGATCGTCTCGTAGAAGTTGTTCGGCACCTTGGCACCGCTGGCCGCGATCGTCACATCAGCGGTGACGCGGCGGGAAGCCCTGAACGTCGTTCCGATGACAGCCGGGGGAGCGTTGTCCGCGACCGAAGCGCCCGCGACAGAGCCGGGGGTCTTGGAACCGTCGGTCTCCGAGATGGCACCCCAGTAGCAGTGGTTGGCGTCGATGACGCTCTGTGCCCCTGCAGGCTCGATGATGTCGAGCACGATGGTGTTGCCTGAGAGCACCTGGTGGCGGCGCGGGTTGGTGCCGACGCCGCAGATCACTCGCATGTCCAGGGACCACGTCAGCGGGATGTTGGATGCCCAGACCTTCTCGACACCGTTGACGTAGCAGCCGATGTCACCGCGATAGGTCAGGAAGCCCGTGCAGTATCCGCGTGCGAACACGAAGTCGGTCCCGGCCGCGTTGGAGCGGGCGATCGACCAGATGCGGACGTTCGTACCTTGTGACGGCGGCGATGCCAGCGTGCCTCGCACGATCTGCTGAGAGGTAAGCGTCGGCGTCGGGAAGATCATCGTCGCTCGGCGGTAGCCGTTGTTGACGGTGTTCCAGACGGCGTTGCCGTCCTTGATCCCCAGCGTCGAAGTGCCAGCTCCGGTGTACGTCAAGTTGAACAGACCGGAAGGGAACGCCCCGTCCGGGTACGCGCTGAAGTCGATGTTGAATCGACGGCCACCGGTACTGGTGCTGTCGTTCTCCGACTGGAGTGCCTGCACGTCTCGAGTGACCTTTGTCAGCATCGCGAACAGGTTCGACATCGTGGTCTTGGCGTCGGTCAGGCCGGTGCCGGCCTCTTCCTGGCCCGTGAGGGTCTTGCCCGAGAGCGCGTTCGTAGCGGCGTCGACCAGCGACTGCAGGTCTGGGAGCTTGCCGATGCCAATGGCCGGGATCGCAGCGGACGGCGCGGTGCCGGTCAGCTTGGTGGCGTCGAGCGGATCGTTGATCCCCAGCTTGGATGCGATGTCCTGCGCCAGGTTCTGGATCTTCGTCTGCGGAAGAGTCGGGATGACCGCCGTGGGGGCGGTACCTGACAGCTTGCCTGCGTTCAGCGTCGAGTTCCCGGTGAGCAAGCTCAGCAGCCAGTTGTCGAGCTGCGTCGGGGTCGCGTTCACGACGCCCGTCAGAGAGTCCCGGATCTTCTGCTGCGCCTGTGCGACAGCGTCATTCAGCGCCTGGTTGAACCCATCGATGTTCTCCTTCGGGATGATCGAGTCACCCGTCAAGAGTCCGAGGAGCCAGTTGTCCACGTCCGATGGCGTGGAGTTGACGATGCCGGTGAGCTGATCGCGGAGCTGCTGGGCCCCGTTCTGAAGCGCCGTCTGCAGGTCGGTCTGCTGCTGGTGGTACCAGTCCTTCACGGCCTGGACCGCGCCGTTGATCGGCGTGACGATCAGACCGCCGAGGATCTCCATGATCTGCTTCAGCTCGGTCGACACGACGTTGTAGGTGCTCGAGACCCACTCATCGAAGTCGCCGCTGAGGAGAGCCTTGGGCAGGTTCGCCAGGTTGCCGATGATCGTGGAGACCGACGTGGCGATGTCGATGAAGTCGTCATCGACCGTGCCGGGGATCATGTGCTTGAACGTCTGCAGCGCCTCCAGCGGCAGCTTCTTGAGCTGCTGCGTGAGGATCTCGATGGCGTTGGCCGGGTTGGCCAGCGGCACCTCGAACATGTCCCTGATCAGACCCTCGGCGTAGCCCTGACCGAAGTCGAAGTCTCCTCCACCGATCTTGAAAGCACCGTCGGCCCCGATAGCCTCCAAAGGCGTTGTCGGGTAGTTCATTTAGCCTCCTGCGCTGTTGTAGACGATGCGGAGCCGGTCGCCCTCGATACGTTCGATGCGTTCGGTACGCAGCTCCTCGCGGAGACCGCCGATGTCCTTGCGGGTCTCGGAGAACCCGTCGCGGACCATGTCGCGGATCGCGTCGATGTCGTGGCGGATGTTGGTGCCGTGGTCGTTGGTGATCTCGTACTTCAGCTCTTCGATCCGGCCCCGGTTCTCCTGGTGGCGCAGCTTGTTGAGCTTGGCGTTCTTCACGCCCAGCACCGCGGTGAGGATCGCGGGTGCGGCTACGAGGAAGTAGGGGATCAGATCGATCCATCCGGTTGGCTGGTACACGGGGTTCACGCTGTGAACTCCTCGGCCATCGACGGGCCGGGGCGGTTGTCCGGGATCATTCCGGCTTCTCGGTACTGGCGAAGCATCGCTTCGTTCTCCTGTTGTGTCAGCTTGCGGATGTCGGGAATGCGGACGGGCTCGGGATCGGGCTCGTCCTTGCCGACCCATCGGGCGGCGTTGTTCATGTCGTGGCGCTGGCCTCGGAAGGCCGGCTGAAACTTGATCTCCTGGTCGGGAAGCTGACTGACGTGGATGTTGCCGTCCTCATCAGCCAGCCCCCGGAGCCAGTCGACGTGCCGAAAGCCGCACCGCCACAAGTGTTCAGACCAGTCCGACAGGTAGTGCGGGTGCGTGATCGCACCGACGCCTGCAACCATCGGGAGGTTGCGAAGCGCCCAGGCGACGTGCTCTCGCGGCTTGTCGGGGTCGTGGGACTCTTGGGACGGAATCATTGGCGTGCCTTTCGGTTTAGAGAATCCCCGCCTGGCCAAGCCCGCCGTTGACGCGCTTGACTTCCTCGAGGATGGATAGAGCTGGGTTCTTCGGTTCGCGGTAGCCGATCTCGATCTCGAGTGGCTTCGGACCATCGGTGCCCTGGCTGTACTTGACCTTCTTGATGCGCTCCACGAAGAGCTGGTGCTCGACCGGGTAACCCAGGACAGACGTGCCGACACGATCTCCGATCCAGCAGTGCCCGAAAGGCTTTGGCGCGAAGATGTACGGTGAGGCGTCTGACACCTTGAGGGTGTGGGCCGTGCGAGCACGGGTCTTGTAGATCTCCGCGGCGACGGCCGCGAACGCGCTCAGAGTGAACGCCTTCATCGACCCTTCGGCCATGTTCTCGAAGTAGTGGAAGTCACCGAGGTCGGTGATCACGTCTTCGAGCCCAGAGATCGGAAGGTGGATACCCGACGCACGCAGCGTCGGCACTTCCATGAACGCACCGAACACGTCGGTGTACAGCGGCTGCAGGATCGCGTCCAAAGTGCCACCGAGAGGGGGCAAGTCGATCATGCCGCCCAGCGCCTGGTTGATCAGCGAGGTGAGGAAGTCGCCTCCCACGTTCACCCCTGTGGAGATGGCCTCGTTGATGCCCGGAGCTGACTGACCTCCTGCTAGGAAGCTGGTGTCAGTGGCCTCGTAGTACGAGAACTCACTCGACTTGATCCCGGTGAGCGGACCCTCTTCGAACACGACGTGCGGAGCCATCGGACTGGTGCCCAGGAAGCCTGGCCGGTAGTACTCGCCGGGGAACGTGTAGTCGCCCGTGAATACGTCGACACCCTCGACCTGACCGTCACCCGCGAGGGTCACAGCGGCTCTGAGGAAGCCGGTGAGCCACGAACCACCGAAGGCGGTCTGTGTGCCCCAGCCCGAGTTGTCCTCGATGTCCCAGACGACGCAGCCATCCCGGAGCGGGATCTTCTGCAGCAGGTCTTCGAGCGGATCGATGCCCCAGACGCCCTTGAGATCTTCGAACGGGTGCGGGTCGCGGTCCTTGATGTACCGGCGACACGTCAGCGTGAGCTGGTGGTCGTTGAGGATCTGCTTCGCGGTGTCGTAGAACGTGCCGAACCGGCTGAACACCATCGTGACCGGGCTGTTGTCCGCGAGGAACGGGAACGGCTTGACGATGTTCCGCCAGTTTGCTGGGTTGAAGCTCGGGCCCATCCACTCGTTGATGTCCGTGGGATCATCCGGGAGAGTCCAGAGACTCGTCTCGAGTCGGAGTAGATTGACGAAGAGCGTAACCAGCAAGCACCACTTGGCCGGGCCGAAGATGATCCAGACCTTCGGAAACTGCAGCTCAGGACGCAGGAATGGGTTACACCACACGCGGATGTGACGAGTCTGGGCAAAGTCGTGTAGGAACACGATCTCCAGATACGCATCACCGGAATCGGTCTTGACGACCCGGTAGTGATCCATCATCCCGGTCCATCGAGCGCCTTGCTTCTCGATGTTGATGATGACGTTGCGCTTTGCTCGACCGCGGTGATTCATCACCCACTTGGCCAGGTAGTGGCTCAGCGAGAGCTGCAGTGTGCAGTTGCCCACCTCGTTCTCGATGAACTCCCACTCGAGCAGTCGCTCGCCAGCGACAGCGCCGCGGAGGCGGAAGTCGCCATCACGCAGCTCCACATCGGCCGGCGCGAGGCGTGCGGCCTCTCGCTTGGCTCGACGCTGTTGGATCAGCTTCCAGAGATCTTCGGACTGAGCGAGTGACTTCAGGCCACTCACTCGAGCCCCCAGCAGCGCGTCCACGGCCTGGGAAGCCGCAGCGATACAACCTGCCCCGGAGCGCAGCCCGACGCGTCTATGACGAACTCAGCCTCTTCGGTGTACGGCGGGATCCAGTTGCGGAACCTGACGCCGTTCATGCGGGCCCACACAGGCGAGCCCGACTCGGAGGCGATCTGCTCTTCGCGACGGTCGGTGTCGATGACGCAGTTCTCGCCGTAGATCAAGCCGGGGAGCTTGAGTCGACGGTTGCGGAACTCCTCGTCCTCGAACGAGTAGTCCGGGATGACGAACTGGGTGAATGGTGCCCGCTCCCACGGGATGTCCACGCCCGGAGGGAATGGCCAGGGGAACTGGGGGATCTTCTCGGTGGAACCGGGGACGGTCCACTTCGGAGCGATGTACTGGTCGGTGGGGTTGAGCCCACCTTGCTCGCGGCCGACGCGGATCTTCAGCGTCTCCTTGGGGAGCCGTTCCCACGGCCAGTTGCCGGGGATGTCGAAGAGCACCGGGTCGAACCGGGTATCAGTCTTGGTCTTGGCCGAGAAGACCTTGTCGTCCTCGTACCAAAACGGGTCGTAGGCAATGCAGTTCATCACCGTGAGGTTGATGGTGTTGCCACGGGGGTCGGTCTTCATCTCGACCGTGGGGGACTGGAACAGCGACAGGTAGAGGTACCTGGTGCCAGAGTCCGGGGTGGTGACGTAGAGCTTGCAGACGCGGTTGAACGCCCATGCCTTGCGCCACTCGCTGTCACGCGAGAGCCAGCTACGGGGTCCGCTCTTGGCATCGTTGAGGATCTGAACCCCGAAGACGATGTCTCGCTTCAGGATTCGGTGATTCAAGTAGCGAGCACCGGGGTAGTTCCCCGGCTCCTCAATCACGACCTTGACGGGAGGGTCGTAGAAACAACCCTCCACGTCTGTGGCCAGGAACACGCCCTGGTCACCGGTCGTCAGATTGAAGTACTCACCGTTGACACCCTCAAGTTCGATGAGCGTGTCGGTGGTCAATGCTTACCTCCTGGTGGATGTCAAGTTCGGCCGACGACCTTGAGCAGGTCGTTCGACTCCTGGCGCGACTTGATGTCGAGCGCCTCGTCAACCGAGCCGATGTTGAAGATGTACTTCGTGCCTTCGGTGAGCGCCTTCGAGATGAAGCCCTCTCCAGAGATGCCGATGTCCGAAAGGAACTGCTTGCCAGTCGACTTCGCGAAATCGACAGGGGAGGCCATCAGCTTCGCGACCTGAGACTCGAGCGATCCGCCAGCCTTGCTGGAGTCGGTCTCGTCGTTGAAGTCGCCAGCGAGGTCGAGCATCTCCTTCTGCGTCTGAAGTTGTTCCTTCATGTCACGCAGCTTCTGGGCCTCAGCCTTCAGAGACTCGTTGCCGGTGCTCTTCGCCTGGAGGTCAAGGGCTTTCGCCTGACGCTCGTACTTCTTGATCTCGGTGCCCAGCACCTTCTCCATCCGACTCACGTCGGTCTTGGAGAACCCCTGCAGGAGCGCGGTCGGATCCTCAGTGCCGCTGGCTACCGCCGCGGCCACCTGAGCGGACAACTGCTTGGCCTGCTCGAGGACGGGCGCGAAGCCCTTGTCGAGACCGATGGCGTAGCCCTGGCCGGTGTTGATACCGAACTCTTCGAACAACCGGGACGGCGAGTGGATGCCGAGGAAGTTCGTGACTGCGTTGGCCACGCCAGATGCCAGCTCCTTGGCCTTGCCGACCGCGGCGCTGATCATCGAGCCGATACCGTTGATGAGCCCCTGGACGAGGTTCTTACCGGCCGACAGGCCGATCTCCATCAGGTTGGCCAGAGCGGACTGGATCATCCCTGGCAGCTCCGCGGCCTTCGCCGCGATGGTCTGAGCACCGTTGGCGAAGCTCGCCACCCACTCGGAGACCTTGGCGATGACTCCGGTGATGATGCCCGTCAGGTTGGCCAGCGCACCGATGAGTGCGCCGCCGATGGAGACACCGACCTGGATCACTGCACCAGCCACGCTGAGTAGCGCGGAGGCCAGAGGCAGGATGACCGGCATCAGGTTCGCGAACGACTGCACCAGCGAGACGACCGACGGCATCAGCTCAGCGATCTTGGGGACCAACTGGATGAACGCCGGAACCAACTGGCTCATGATCATCGGGGCCAACTGAATGACCGCTCCGACGAGCTGTCCGAACGCCGTAGCGAGCTGCGGCAGGAACGGCCCGAGCTGGGTGACCAGCGTCTGGGAGAGCGTCTGGAAGTTGGCGATGAGACCCGGCAGGATCGGCTGCAGGGCATCGAGTGCCGTCTTGATCACTCCACCGAGCAGGGTTGCGACCTGCGTCAGGATCGGACCAAGCGCCGTGAGCGCACCGGTCAGCAGAGTGCCGAGAGTGCTTGCGAGCGTGGTGAATGCGGGGGTGAGCGCCGTGATGACCGGAGCGAGCTGGCTGAGCGCCGTGCCGAGCACGTTGCCGAGCAGGCTCGACAGAGAGGTCAGGGCAGGCATCAGCGCGATGAACGCGTCACCGAGCCCGTTGATCAGCGTCGAGAGGGGACCGCCGAGCTGACCCATCGCCTGGACACCGGACTCGAAGAGCCGGGTGAACAGGTTGAGGACGCTGCCCAGCACCTGGGCCATGCCCTGCATGGCTCCCTGGAATGCACCGTTGGAGGTGATCCGGTCGACCATCGCGTTGAACTGCGTGGCGAAGGTCTGCAGAGGGCCGAGGAGCGTGCCGAAGGCGTTCGCGCCCGCGTTGGCGAGCGTGAGGAACGACTGCGTTCCGATGGCGATGACCGGGGTGAGTCCCTTGAAGAACTCGCTGGTCTTGCCGAGGATGTTGTTGATCTGCTCGAGGCCGACGCCCTTCGTCACCACGTCGGTGACGCCCTGCGCCATGAAGACCAAGCTCCCGGCCACATCCTTCAGGCCGGGTGTGATCGTCTGCAGCATCGTGCCGAGCTGCCCCATCACGGGGGTCAGACCCTGCTGGAATACCGAGGAGACCTGAGCCTTCACGCCGTCGAGGACGGGGGTGATGGTCTCGGCCGCGGCCTTGATGCCGTCGAGGCCCAGCGCGACTACACCAGCGCCAGCTCCGAACGCCGCCATGAGCGACGGGAGACCGGCCAGAATGCCAGCCACCAGGCCGACGGCCGGCGCGGCGAGCGCGAGCACGCCGACACCGATCCAGGCCATCCGGGACATGCCCAGGAAGCCCTGGCCCATCGACAGGATCTTCGTGGTGGTCTGTTCGGCTTCGTCGCCGACATCCCCGATCTCGTTCTTGAGACCGCCCTTCTTGCCGAAGAGCTTGCTGAGGAAGCCACCCTTGCCGTCTTTGTCGACGTTGATGTCGACGGGGATGTTCACACCCCTGGCCGCTTCGGCCTTGAGCTGCAACATCAACCGCTTGAAATCGGCCTTCGCCTGAGCGGCATTGAGATCGGTGTTGACCTCAATGTCGGCGCTCAGCTCCTTCTCGATGCGCTCGAGATCGTCCTTCAGTTCACGGCGGAACTTACGTGTGTCGGGGCTGACCTTGACTGAGATCCGTGCGACCTCAACGCCAGCACTATTCGGCATTCGCCTCCTCCCTTTCCCTTCTCTCGCGAGCTGCCTTCTTCGCTGCCACGACCATCGCGGCGAACGAACCCGGTGGGGGCGCAGCCTCTTTCGGTTTGTTGTCGTTGGGACGGGGGTACGGCTTGGGAGCCTTGGGCTTCGGCTTGTTCGGGTCGCGGTTGACCATCATCAAGATGTGGTTTCCGGCCTGAACTGCGTCGTAGATGTCCGCGAGCGCGTGACGGTCCTCGTCCCAGCCCCGGTACTCCATGCCGCCTCGACGCGCTGCGTAGAAAGCGCCGTCCTTGGGAAGGCAGAGCACCAGGGCCAGAACGAATCTCGGCGTAATCGGAGCCTCATCGCGGAACAAATCCCGCAGGTCTACCCGGTAGTACTGCAGGAGGTCTGCGAGGAGAGCCCCGCCGAACTTGTCGATCAGTTCGGCGAGGGCGCGGCTTCCCCCAGTTGCGTCTCCCGCATCCAGGTGCGGAGCACTGCGCCGTACAGCTCAGCGCGGATCTGTGGCTCTTCCTCGGTGTCCAGCTCCGCGAGCAACTTCCGCGGGGAAGTGGCGATCAGCTTGAACACCTTGCCGACCGAATCGCAGATCTTCTCCGCGATCTCGTCCATCAGCTCGTCGGCGTCTTCGTCGTCCTCATCGATCTCGTCGGGCAGCGCCTCGATCTCCTTGACCGCTTCGGCGACCGCTTCCCGAGCCTTCTTGCCCAGCTTCAGCAGCGGCTTCAGCTCGACGGTCACGCCCTCGCTGATCTCGAGCACGACGGGCTGGTACTTCTTGCGGGTCTCTTCGCGCATCGCGTCGAGAGTGAATACGTTTGACATGGCGAACCTTTCGTGTGTTGGCGGGCTAGATGGCGGGCTGGAGGGGGAGGCAGGCCCGCCAAGGAAACCTCCCCCTCCGGGGGTGACATTCAGGTGAATGTCAAGTTGGAACTACGGAGTGACCGGGACGTTGAACAGGTCTTCGTTGATCCACGAGAACGGCAGCTCATCCTCGAAGTCGAGGTAGGTGAACCGAACCGGGAGCGAAGCCAGGTCATCGATCGGCAGATCGATCGAGTCGTCGCGGCGCACACCGGCCTTGTGGGCGTGGTTGCCCAGGCGCATGTCGCCGTCTTCGATCACGATGAACACGGCCTTCTCGTTGGTCTGGCCGGTCTTCACGCCGAACACACCAGCAGTGCTGGAGGCGTTGGGGCCGTAGTACAGACCCAGAGCGTTCTCATCGAACTGGTGCAGGACGACCGTCACGAAGTCGATCGGATCCTCGGTGGTGATCTCCCGCAGCTTCTTCTTCTGCCAGGAGCCCTTCACCTCGCTGTCGCCGCCGTCGAAGCCGAACTCGGGGAGCGTGCCGCGGCTGGTGTGGCCGACGCTCTCCCACGCCGTGAGGCCGGTGCCCCAGGTCGAGGGCTTCGTCAGGTCGATGGTCTTCAGTTGGGCCGGGGTCGGTGCAGCCGTGCCCTCCGGGGCGACGTACACGTACCCGACCGCCGCAGTCAAAACTGCGTCGTCATTTTCTGCCATTGTTGTTGCCTCCTGGGCTGTTAGTTGGATCTCGGTCTGCGGACGCCGAGTCTGATCAGGCCCTGGATACGCCAGGAGTCCTGAAAGAGAGAGCTGAACTGCGTAGCACCCAGCGTCTCGAAGATCGAGGTCAGATAACCTGCGTCCGTTTGGGTTTGGTTATGTACGGCGTCGTACAGCACCTCGAGCGCGGTCTCGTATAGCTCCTCGGTTTCGATGAGCCCCTCGGTCGTGTATGCGGTCAGCTCGATCACCGGGAGCGAGTGGAGCGTCGGAGCGTCCACGTTCCTGGTGCCGCCGATGCGGCGAACCTGCAGCATCGGGAACTCGCGGAAGTCGATGTCAGGAACCCACGTCACTACCGTGACGCCGTCCAGACGAGGATCTTGTCGGAGTATCGGTGCCACCACGCTCTGTACGCGGGGCATCTTGCTCATGAGACCTCACCCCCGATCGCTGCGCGAGTCAGGATGTATTCGGCCGCAGGCGGTTTGGTGTCTGTCCCTGCGAAGAAGCCAGACGGTGCGTGGCCGAACTCGAGAGCGAGCGCGTTGGGCGCGTGCAGGACCGTGTGGAAGTCGACATCGCCATCCACCTCTTCGATCTCGGCCGGGAAGTAACCCTCGGGCGTGATGCGGGAGGTCTTGTTCGCCTTGGCCAGGTTGGACCTGGCCCGCTTGGTCACGTCGTCGCGGACCTTCTTGACCTCTCTGCGGGTCTCAGCGGCCCGTGCAGCGACTTTGTTCGCCTTCGCGTAGACAGTCGCCATCAGTACCTCTTGATCGTGTAGTCGACGCGTGAGAGCGCCGGGGAGGAGTCGTAGACGGTGGCGTCTCCGAAGAGCGCCCACCGCTGACCTCTCCACTCGATCTGGGACTGGGCCCCGAGGATCCCGTGCTCCTTGGTGAACGAGCGCGGGAAGCGCATCCGGTAGACCTTCTCGGACTCGAAGCCCTCGTTGTCCTGCTCAGCACGTCGTGCCGACGTACCGGACTGGTTGGCCACCTGGAGCCGTGCGATCGCTGGGATGCCGGTCTTTGACGGCCGCGTGCGCTTGTTGCCGTCGCCGTCGATGACCAGCTCTTCGGGGTAGACGGTGACCGGCTGGTACCGGGCACCTGTGTCGAGGAGGCTCATTGGATGTACGTCGCCTTCGGCTTGGGAGCCCGCGAGACGTTGCCCCACTCGATGCGCCAGTCGTGGACGCAGTAGCAGACCCCGATTTCGTGGTCGCACTGTGAGACATCCACCTGATCCGGCGTGACCGCCAGGATGAAGTTCGCCGGGTATTCGATGGGCGCTCTCTGAGCATCGCTCGCGCTCATGTCGGCATCACGATGTTCGGGGCGATCACCGACATCCGGGACAGGCGGTTGACGCCCAGCGTCGTCCACTCGTCATCGAGGATGGTCAGCTTGCCTTGGGACAGGTCTGTCGCGAGCTGGTAGGTGTACGCACCGTCGGTCTCCGAGATGTAGCCCTCGGGGTTACGGACAAGGCGCAGAACAGCATCGGACTCGATGTCGATGAGGTCGGCCTTGAACGTCGCGTCGGTGGTGACCTTGAGGTCCAGGTTGGGGATGCGGCGCTTGATCATGCGCTCGACTTGCTCGAGGCGGCGGCTGATCAGTGCCATGACTTCCGGCTCAGGCTCCTTGGCCCACAACACAACTACGTCATTGGCGGTCGCGTAGGCCACGGTTACTCCTCAGTCGTTGGCTCCTGCTTGGGAGCGGTTTGCTTACGGGGCGCGGCCTTTTTGGCCGGCGCTTTGCGAGGGGGCTTGGGTGTCGCGTCTTCGAAGAGGCCGCTGGCAATCAGTTCCTGCGCGTACTCGGGATCGACATCGGCGAACCCGCCGTTGGTGGTGGATCGGATACGCATGAAGTCCTCTCTGACACCCCGGAAGGGGAGCCCCGAAGGACTCCCCAACCGGTGTATGTCAAGTTCGCCTTACGGCGTAACGACGTTGGTCAGCTTGACGAACGCGTCCTTGTCGTTGCAGTGGAAGGCGTACTCAGCCTCGACGCGGACTGCGACGAGGTTGTGCTGCCACAGCGAGATGAACTCGGGAGCCTGGGGCGTACCGAGGTTCAGGGTCGCCTGATCCGTAACGTCGAAGGACAGACCGCCGACCTGGCCCCAGACGACCTGGCGGAAGTCACCCATGTAGCCGACCGTGGTGCCCGAGGCGACGTGGTCGCTCAGGATGGTCGGACGGGCGACGATGCGGCCAGCGCGGAAGGGGCTGTTCTCGTCGGTGTAGGTGGACTCGATGAACAGCGGACGGCCGTTCTTGTCCTTGGCACCGTTGAGGATCGGCTCAACGAGGTCGTCCAGCAGAGTGGCGGTCCACTTCTTGCCCGAGTTGACCAGGAGCGACAGGCCGTTGACGGCCACCGCGTCGTAGGCGGTCAGGTCGGACACGCCAGCGCCGCCCGGATCTGCCAGCGAGACGCTCTTGGTCGTCTGCGCCAGGAAGGTCGGGAACGGGCTCGAGACGCCGTTCAGCGCCGCGCTGTCGAAGGCCATCGCGAAGGCGGTGGCCACCTTGGTCCGCATGGTGCCGAGGTAGTTGGCCGGGTTCGCACGGACGGTTTCCGCCGACGCCACGAAGATCGTCGCGATCTTGTGGGGGGCGATCGTCTGCGAAGACATGTTGCCCTTGGTGATGGGCTTCATGTCGCCTTCACCGATCCACTGCGCGGACACGTCGCCGACCCAGTGCGGGATCTTCTGGCCGGTCGTGCCCATCGGGATCTTCTGTGCGAACTGCTGCACGATGGAGGTCTTCTCGGCCACGGCGAAGTAGTCCTTCGCCTCTTCGGGCTCGAGGTAACCCTTGAACATGGTGTCGCCGGTCTGCGCGATCTGCGCGTGGTCAACCGGGAACATGGTTCCTGCTGCCATTGTCTTCTATCTCCTTGTGTTGGAAGGGGTTACGTGATCTTCAGAACGCTCTTCATGGCGTTCAGAATCGGGTCTCCGTTGAGGGGAAGGTCTTCCTTGCGCCCCCCGAAGCCCTGGGTGGGGTCGAACCCGCGAACTGGCTTGCTCTCGAAGCCCCCGATGAGTTCGAGGTTCTTCTTCGCAGACTCGGTGATCGAGTCCTTGTCGGAGCCCTGCAGGATCTCGACGAACGCGAGAACCTTATCGCTGGGAACCTTTGCGGCGAGGGAGGTGTGGATCTTCTCCAGCTCCACCCATGCCTTGCCAAGCTCGTTCTGGAGTTCGGTGTATGCGGTGTCGCGGGCTGCGAGTTCGGCCGCGTGGGCCTGCTTCAGCTCGTTGACGGCCGCTTCAACTGCGTCCTTCTTCGCGACCCGTGCAGCAGCAGCCTCGTTGCGAAGCTCCTTGACGTATGCCTCGTCGTAGACCTTCGCGGGAGTCTGTTCAGCGGGCGGGGTAGCCTCCGGGGCCGGGGTGCCTGCTGGGGTGCCTTCGGGTGTTGCGGTGTCGGACATTACTTTTCGCCTCCTGGGCTATTGGTTGTGAACCCACCTGGGGTTCAGGGGATTACGCAGCGAGTGCGTAGGATGGGACAGTGATTTCGCCGCGATCGAGACGGCGACGGAGAGCGTTGATCGTCTCCTTGTTCTGGTTCTTGGAGCGGGCCTTGCCGTCAGCGATGAGCTGACGTGCTTCCTTACCGGCGTCGATCCAAAGTTCCTGCGCCCGTAGAGCAGCAGGTCTTCCAGGCCAGTTCTGCACGTCGAAGACGGGGATGGCCAGGCAGTCACACCCGGCGTGCCACTCTTCGATGTGCTCTTTCGTTAGTTCCCGGAACTTCTCGAGGCTTTGACCGGACTCATGCCAGAGGTCGATCGCAGTCTCGTCATCGAGGTTGATGCCGGCCGAGGACGCTTCGCGGTATGCAAAGTTGCCCTTGTGATTCAGCTCAGCGCCTCGAGAGATGAGCATCAGACACCAGGCGCATGTCTCGCGTCCGGTGGCGACCCTCGCCCAGCCCTGCACGATCTGTTGGACTGGGTCGTTCTTGACCGCGCCGATGATCTGTCGGCGACCGGCCATCTCCACTTCGCGAGTTGCCGCCAAGACTGTCCGGGTTACCGCGCCCTTCGGGGAGTCGGCCTGCGACATCCCCTTTCGAGCTGGCTCCATGTTCTTGACGAACCACTTCCACTGAAGCTCGCTCTGCAACCTCTCGTTGCGGGGCAGCTCTGGGTGGTGAAGTGCTCGCTGGGAGTCGTAGAAGGTGCGGCCCAAGGCGGCAGCTTCCGCATACCGCCGTTGGACCTCGGGGAACAACACTTGTAGGAACCGTGCCCACTCTCCAAGGGAGAGAGCAGGTCCGGTGAACAGACTCGCGAACTTCTGGACGTACTGGGCAAGCCCCGCAGTGATCAATGCCTGCGAGGCTGCGTACTCCTCCGGGTTCACGTCTGCGGGCTCTTCGTCACCGTCTCAGTCGGCTTAGCCGCGTCGACCGGCTTCGGAGGAGCTGTCGGGTTCGGAGACCCCGGAACCGTCGGGTTCGGGTCGACCAGCGAGCCGAGGAGGCCAAGGCCCATAGCGGCCTCTTCCTCGTCCCAGCGGCGCATCTCTTCGCGCTCCTTGATGGAGTAACCCATGTCGATGCGGGCACGCTCGCGGGGGATGACGCCCTGGCCGTTGCCGTACAGCTTCGTGGCTGCGTCGGCCTTGGCCGCGTAGGTCGGAGTCGACGGGTCGCGCCAGATCGTCTCCATGCGGAGCATGTCGGGCGGAACGTCGCCGCCCTTCATCAACTGGTAGGCGATCCGCATGACCTGTTCCCATGCGCCACCGAAGATCAGGTTCTTCCGCTCGACCTTCTTGATGAGTCGGCTCTCAGCGGCCCTGATTGCCTCAGCAGAGGCCGGATTGTCCGCAGCGGTGGAAAGGTACTGGGGAGGCAGTCCCGTGTACGCAGCGACCTGCTTGGCGATCTGATCGAGCGCGTTGGTGAAGTTGGCCAGCTCGGCTGCCGAGAACTGCTGGATCTTGCCCTCAGCGTCCTCGAACGCCAGGATGCGAGCGAGGTAGGCGTCGAACAGCGTCTGGCCCGTCTCCGGGTCCACGCCGATCTCTTCAGGCTTGATGCCGAAGATCAGCCTCTGGGGCACACCCATCAGCTCTGCAGTCGCCTGCATCAGCATGAGGATGCGAGACGCCGCGTCGGTCATCGACCGCAGCTCGGGCGTGATCTCGCTGGTGCCATACAGATCCGAGAGCCGGTTCCGGTTCGGCAGAGGGACGACCGGGACAACGCCCAGACCGTGGGAGTCGTTGAACCACTCCACCCACTCGCCGTCAGCCTTGAACCACCCGAAGGTGTCGGTGGGCGTGTACAGCGTGGCTGCCTGGACCTCGTTGCCCTGTGCGTCGTACGCGACTCGAATCGCCTCAGACACCCGGTTGATCCGGGGGTCGATCTTGGCGTACATCCGTGTCGGCGGCTCGACCCTGATGATCGGGGTCTCTGGATCCCAGCCGATGTCGATCGATGGGTCCGGGCGCGAGATGGTCACGTAGGACCGGCCGTGGACGTAGGCGTCGGTGTATCCCAGCGGAGCCTCGATGTCGAGGTCGTTGGCCTGCCACCAGTTCCACAGATCCTCGTCGGCCTCGTCGGCATCGCCGAGGCGGAAGCCTTCGACTGCCTGGCGCTCCGCGATGGAGTCGACGTAGAGCCGCGGGTATCCGACGTGGGCCAGCAGAGACTGCATCTGCTGGGGGACCGTGACGCCGATGGCCTCTGGCCTGCGCTCAGCTTCGTAGTAGCTGGTGTTGATCTTGAGGTTCTTCGACGCGTCATCGAACGCCGAGATCATCTCGTCGCGAGCGATGGCGGGATCTGGAATCTCTTCCTGTCCGGGTAGTACGGCTGCCATCAGCGAACCGCCACGACCCGGCCCGTTCGGGCCTTCTTGCTCATGAGGTAGTCCTGTCTCGCCCCGAACGCGAGGACCGCACAGACCGCAGCGTCGATCTTCTTGCTGGAGTCCTTGGTGACCTTGCGAATCGCGATGGCGTCATAGGTGGTTGGGTGTCGTTTGGCGTTCAGAACGTGTTGGCGCAGAACGGGATCGCCGTCGTGCCAGACCTCGCCTTCAAGGACTGCGTCCTCGAGTCGCTCACAGTCGAACGCGAACCTCTTCTGTTGCCCGCGCATGTCGAATGCGACCGGGTTGTTGGGGGAGGCGTTGACCTTGAGCTTCTTCTTGTAGGTCCGACCCCAGGAGTCGACGTAGGCTTCGAACTCCTTCACGTCGGCGCGGAACGCGACCACGTCGTAGTGCTTGAACGTGGAATGCACTGTGGCGTCTACGTCTTCGCGAGGAACCTGCCCGCCGTGCTTCTGGGGATCCCAGATCTTGATGACGAAGAGGAAGCCGTCGCTGATGCGACAGCCGACCAGAGCCGTCCAGTCGTTGGACTTCGAGCCGTCGAACCCAAGGGCGATCTTCTCGCCGCGTGCGGGCGGCGTGAACTCGTAGCCCATCTTCTCGAGGTACTTCTTGGCTTCGGCGAAGTTCCGGTCCCATTCGCGGGGAGCCAGCCAGGAGTCCTCGGAGGCGTTGACCTGGTTGAGGAACTTGCGCCGTGACTCGGTGATCGGGTTCTTGGTCGACAGGATCGACTTGATGATGTCTTCGATCGGCAGCCATGTGCTGTCGCCGCGGGCGATCAGGAGCCCCTGTCGGAGCTTCGCGATGCCCTTCTCGAATCCCTCGGGATCTTCCTTCTGCGAGGGGATCTCGGAGATCGGCGTATCGGCCGGCGCTTCCAGCGCGTCGTACATGAGGCCGGTGTCCACGTCCTCACCGGACTGGATCTTCTGGTAGGAGACGTAGGCCAGCTCGCCGATGGTCTCGGTGCCGGGGATGTGGGCGTTGCAGATCGAGAGCGTTCGAGCGCCCTCGACCTTGGTCATGTTGCCCTCGATGGTTTCCGCCATCGAGTGGCCCTCGTTGACCTTGCCGTCCGGGCCTTGGCCCCACCACTGCGTCTCGTTCTGGACGACGAACGTCGGGCGGTTACCCTCCATCGACGCAGGGCTCGAGGTGGCTGCCTCGATGCGCCCGCCGCCTTCGGCGTAGATGATGAAGCGGTTGACCTCGAGCTTGAACTCGGCCTTGAGCTTCTTGGAGATCATCGTCGGGAACAGCGAGAAGGTGTTCTTCGTCTGGTCCTGGCTGACGGCGGCGACCGTGATCCACGGTTGTCCGGGACGACGCCTGCCGATGGCCTGGCCGGTCTCATCGAAGTGTGAAAACGCTACTGGGCCACAGAGTTCCGCGAGGCACAGCGCCGCGGTGAACGGATCCTTGCCCCAGCCCTTGAGCCGGCGGATCACGCCTTCGCGGTAGACGTACTGGCCTGTGTGGTCTACGGCGTACCACCAGAGGACCAGGCGTACCTGCTCGTCGGTGGGGATGAACATGTTCTCGTTCTCGAGCAGGCCCGCTTCGGACAGCTCGATCAGAAATCTGAGTCTGGCTGGATCGTCATGCCCGCCAGGGGTATTGACGTACTCGGACAGCCACTTCAAGACGCCCCAACCAAGGGTCATCTTGGGATCAGGCAGATGCCATTCCCCGTCGACCGTCCTCTGCCAAGACGGGCCGATGATGTGCGGAGGGGACGGGGCAAGCTCCGGGTAGTGATTTCCGAGGCTCACCCCGCCTCCTTCCGGTGTATGTCAAGTTCGGGTCACGGCTTTCCGCAGCGCGGTGATCGCGGGCCCGATGTCGTAGATGTTGTGTGGGGTCAGGCCGTGTCCGAAGAACATGCCTGCCTGCAGGACTGCCTTGACCAGGTCGTCGCCCTCGGTGAAGAGGTTCGTTCCCGTTGCCAAGATCCGCTTGAGGATGGCCAGGGGACCGGAGTACCACTTCTCGGACATGACGAAATCGCAGATCGCGGTCTCGTTCTCGCCGGTCTTGTCATCCGGTACGTCGCCGTAAAGGTCTTGTCCTTCAGGCGATCCCATGCAGTGGACGAAGTCCAGCCACCACTCGGGGGTGTTGACCATCCGGCCCTTGAGGATGCCGCGGCCGTCAGAGATGTGCCATCCGGCGAACTTGTTGCCGTTGGCCACACCCTTCTCCCGCATCGGCGGTCCCCAGGTGATCGAGATCAGGAAGTCGCCACGCTTGAGCATGTAGTGGTGCTCACCGTTCTCCGGGAAGACGTACAGCATGTAGTAGAGCGCGGTGACTACCGCGCCCTGGCTGTAGCCCGCCAACGCCTTCCGGTATCCGGGGTAGCGCCGCTCGTACTCCTCGACCTGGAACTTCAGCTCCTTGACGCCCTTGAGGATCGAAGACCACATCGGGAAGGGCTGAGCCGGGTAGTTGCCGATCGGCTGCCAATGCACTAGGTCCAGACACGCTCTCGCGAGGTCGGCCGGGTAGCCGGGGCCCAGCGGGTCGGCCATGCCGGTCCCGTGGACGGTGAACAGCACCGGGACGATGCGAAGCCGGATCAGGTCGTCCTCGGAGACCTCACCGCTCGGGAACTGGCCCGTGCGGATCTGGTACTCCTTCTGGACCTTCTCCTCGTCGTTGCCGAAGTACTTGTCGTTGACCAGAGGCTTGCCGTCCACGCCGAGGGCGTAGGAGGGGAACCTCTTGAGCATCACGTCGGTCCAGAGGCCCACCAGGGCCCCGCTGGAGCCCTTCTTGAGGATCATCGGTTCCAGGGCTGAGTGGCCGGGTTGTACACCTGGCTGTAGGCCGGTGCGACCCCGTTGATGATCTGGCTGGCCAGCGGGCCGAGGTTCACGGCCTGCGCCGCGGCCTGCACGTCGTTGAGGACGCCGCCGACGACGCTGGTGACCTTGTCGACCTCAGCCTGCGCGGCGTCACGCGCCGCGATGACCTGCTCGATGCCCTTGGAGACCTGCTCGACCGGGGAAGCGGTCAGCGTGCCGTCCTTGCGCTGTGCGTTGACGTGAACGGCGGCGGTGGCCGGCGCTCCTGCACCGATCAGGGCCAGGGCCCCGGCGATGATGTCACCGATGGAATCGGCTGCGCCAGCGTCGATCCCGCCCCAGATCAGGGCGATGCCGAGGATACCCGGCACCAAAGTGCCGAGGTAGTAGATGGTCTGGCGTACTTTCGGGCTCATGAGGCCCCTTTCGGTAGAAACGGCTTGAGAGCGTCGGGGTTGGTGGCCTCGATCTCCGCGAGGACTGCGCGTGCGTGGTTGATGGCCCACTGCCTGACGCTGCCGTCGGGGTTCTTGGCTCCCGGACCTTCGCCTCGAGCCAGGCGAATCACCTTGCTGAGGTAGTCGGGCTCACCGCGTTTCGCGGCTCCTTCGACCCGGTCCTCGTAGGACATCGAGTCGACGGCGAGCACGAAGCCTGCCAGGGTCTCGAATCGGTCGTCGCTGTCGCGGTACATGGCGCGAGAGCCGAAGAGCTTGCGAAGCTCCCCGTATTCAGGAGCTGCCACCCAGCGCAGGAGGTCAAGAACCTCACGCTGTTCGGCAGGGCTGAGTGCGGACAAGAAGTCCTCCTCTCCTTCGGTTTGGGTGGGCACCAGGCCAGCGGCGAGTTCACTTGCGATCTCTCGGCCGGGAAGTCCAGCGCCCCAGTCAGATCCGCTCGGGTTGCGGGTGAAGATGCGTGCAGCGACGATCGCCTGCTGTTGCGGCGTGGCGAACCTCGCGCTCGGCGCGAACTGAGTTCCGTTGTGCGCTTTCCACGTTCGCGGCGTGATCTGGAACAGACCCTCGGCTTCGTTGCCGCCTGAGTTGACATCGTGGATCTGCTGGATGATCGTCGGGTTGCCACCCGACTCACGCTTGATGAGGTGCGCCCATGCGGGACTCGGTGAGGTCCACCGGCCGTTACCCAGGTCAGTGAGCGGGACCGTCATCTCTGACGGCACGGCAGGCGCGGAGCCGCGGCGGAACGTCGAGAAGCCGTCCGGTCGGATCTTCCGGTTGATGAAGTCGAGCACCCACTGCTGAGGCCGGTCGGCCTTCTGGTCGTAGGTGTTGTACCCCATCTGCCAGTGCATCTCATCGATCGGAGAGCCCCAGCCGCCTTCCTTCCAGTCGACTCCCGCCCAGAAGACGGTGCCCTCGTAGAAGTCCAGCAGCTCTTGGATCACCTTGACCTGAGCCGGGGTGAACGTGCCCCTCTTCTGGAACGGGTGCTTCTGCCACCGGGCGTCGAAAGCGGTGCCACCGGGGTGGTTCGACGTGTCGACGCTGTTGTCCTCGGTCCAGCAGCAGCAGTCCGGGTCGAACATCGGCTCGACGTACGCGTGGTAGTCGCGAGCGAACGCACCGAGGATCGAGAGCGGAGGGCCGTTCTGGATCTGCATCGAGACGCCCTCGGCTACGTCAAACCAGGTGCATGAGCCCTGGTCGACGTACGGCCATCCGTTTTCAGAGAACCGCCGACCTCGGAAGAGTCGGCGTGCCATCAGATGCCCAGGAGCTTGGCGATCACCGAGAGTGCGAGGTCATCGAGCTGGCCGGGGATCGAGTCCGAAACGTGCTTCAGGATCTCGGGGTGCTTGCGGAGGTAGCTGACGCCGTACTTGAGGACGAGAGCGATGAGCTTGCCTTGGATTGCAGGCATGGTGTTCCTTCTTTCTTGGTGGATGTCAAGTGGGTTCCCCATCAAGGATTCGAACCTCGATTGCCGGGGCCAGAACCCGGTGTCTTGCCGCTTAGACGAACGGGGAAAGACCCAGTCCCGCAGGGGAACTGGGTGGGTGGATCAGAGTGAGGCGAACCAGTCCTGCAGGGTGTAATAGACGTGCTCGACCCGAACTGGGTACGAGGCGGTGTCGACCTCTACGGACTCGGCCGTGATGACCTGGACCAGGGTGTACGCGGGCTCCGGGTTGAGAGCCGCGATGGCGGCGCTGATGGTGTCTTGGCCGTCCTGGGTGCTCGCGTCCGGGAAGTCCTCGGACTCAAGGTAGAACTGCCGACCCATCGTCGCTGGATCTGGGACCAGAATGGTTGCCACTCAGTGCCTTTCGGTTGTTGGAGTGCCCGTTGCATTCAGTCGGGGAACGGGCTCGAAAACCGAACGGGGACACCCTCTTTGGTAGGGTTCCGCCGTTGAAACTATCTCGGCTGGCGGTAGACCAGGCCGATCTGCTTGGCATCGCCGCCAGCGGCTTCGCCGGTCGGCATGTGGACGAGCTGCCAGCGGCAGCGGTTCTGGATCTTGTCGGCTTCCTCGGACTCGACCTTGATCGAGGCGGTCGCGCCGTTGACCGTGAGAGGCCAGACGGTGAGGGGCTTCTTGCCAGGCTCGAGGATCTCGGTGGTGATGCGCTTCGAGGCACCCGCCAGACCGGCTCCGTTGGCCGTGGTCAGCGGAATAGGCTGCAGTGCAAGCGATCCCACGAACTCGATGTCGTAGGTGCGGTTCCAGTAGAAGTCGGTGGAGACCGTGTTGACCGCGCCGATCAGGCCAGCGAAGCTGTTGAAGAAGTTCTTGACCGCGGTGGATGTCACGTCGACTGCGAAGGTCACGACGCCGACCTCATCGAACGAGCGCACCGAGGTGATCTCGAGCTTGAAGTTCAGCGTGTCGGTGACGGTCATCTTGACATCGACGCCCAGGAGCTGGTCGAACGTGTCGAAGAAGTCGTTCGCGGCCTTGTTGATCGTGTTGACGAGCTGCTCCGTGAGCGGCTTGCCGCTGTTCAGGTTGAAGTACAGCGTCCACGCGGGGAAGAGCGAGACCGGATGCACGACAGCGTTGCCCGCGCCTACCGCGGCGTCGACAGCGTCTTGGATGTCGCCAGCGAGCCCCTGCGGGTTCTCGGACACGTCGTTGTAGTCGATCGCCGGGGTGTTGGTCCCGTTGATGTTCAGCAGGTACGTGCCGCCGATGGCTCCGGTGATGTAGACCTGATGCAGGGCGTTGTGCTCGCCTCCGGTCTCCAGCTCGAGGAACAGTTGGCCGGCTGGCCAGGGGACAGGGTTTCCGGCCTTGTCCTTGTTGTCGAACGTCCACTTGAAGTCGCGGCCTTTGACCAGCCACAACGTGTCAACGTCGAGCGATTTGCCGAAGTCGGCCATGTGGTTCCTTTCAGGGTGTGTCAACCCCGGAGGGAGGAGCTACTGGTAGCGGCAGTGCTCTAGAAACCCCCTCCGGGGGACCATCTACCCTCCGCTCGCCTGAGCTTGGGCGAGGCGCTGCTTGAGCATGTCGGTCATGTCAACGACCTTCCCGGCTGTCGGGTCACCGGGGTTCCGCTCGATCTCGAGCCGAACTCGTCGTCGGTCGCCTTCAGTCAGCAGCAGCGAGGAGAGCATTTGGTTGATGGCTGTGAGTTTCATTGCGCCCATTGGCTTTCCGTACTGGCGCGATGCGATCAACTCTTGGTTCAGGGTGTAGAGGGTGAGCTTGGCGTAGGTCCAGTCGGTCGGCTCGTAGTACTTCACGGCCGCGGAGTTCTTGATGGACTCGTACATCTCGGTGATGAGCGGATGCGTCTCACCGTCGTAGCTCACGTCCCCAAGTTCGGGGATCTGGACCGTTCCGATCACCTGGACCGTCTCGGTAGGGCTCTCAGGCGCGTTGCGCCGAACCCGCTCTTCGTCTCGTTTTCCGATGGGGCCTCGGGTGCCCACTTGACCTCCTGGGTCTGAGAGCGGGCTCCTGGCCCGCTTTTATCGACGCCCAGGATGGCGTTCGTCGGGCCGCTTCCTCCGGGCTTTGAGTTCTGCCTTCCGGGCGTTGCCCTCGGCGGATGATTTCTTCGCGTGACACCTGTGGCAGACCGCCTGCAGGTTGGATCGCGAGTGGTCGTTCCCACGCTTGATGTGGTCGACCTCGGATGCCACGCCAACGCAGCCATTCCACTGCAGCTCGCAGATCCAGTTGGCATCCCGAAGGACCGGGAGCCTGTAGTTCAGCTCCCAGTCCGGGGGTAGGTCATACCGGCGTCTCGAGGACGCCCAGCTCACTGCTCAGCCAGCTCCGACAGGTCGCCTGAGATGGCATCTGCTTCCAGACGCAGGATGTCGAACGCCTCGCCGGCCGTTTTACCGGCCTGGCGCAGCTTCTCCATCGCCTGAAAGAGCGTGCTGGAGTCGAGAGTTGACATGTCGCCTTGAGCGAACAGCACGTTGTCGTCGTTGGTGTAGAGCGTCAGGCCACCGTGGATGTGGGCCCAGCGGCCGGGGCCTTCGAGCGGGAGCGCGTCGTAGTCCTCGACAGCGCGGATGGCGTGCGACTGGTCCTCGATCTTGTCATCGAATGCGCTCACGGCTTCAGCACCTCCACTTCCACAATCCAGTTGTTGCCGACCTTCTTGATGCTCTTGATCTTGAACTTCGTCCCGCGGGGGAGCAGGAACTCGTTCTCGCTCGGCAGCGAGGACAGTGCCCCATTATGCGACACATCGCCTGCCATGTAGACCCCGCGAATCCCCTTGGGGACGGTCATGGTGATCTGCACCGGCATGTAGTCCATCGCGGCCTTGCCGCCGACTGAGGTCGAGGTGTACGAGTCGTTGACGTACGTCTTGCCCAGCAGCTTGCTCAGGTCGTCGTTCTCCCCGGTGATGCCCAGGCTCTTGAACTCGCTCCACCGGGTGCCTCGCGACAGCTCGATCGCCTCGGGGATCTCCGGGGCGAACTCGAGGCCCTCGTCCATCCGCTTGATGCGGTCCTTGAGGTTGCGGATGTACCGCTCCTTGACGAACTCCGAGTATTCGGTGCCGTCGTACCTCTTCCGGGCTTCGAGCCAGTCCGGGTCATCGAACTTGCTCATGTCACCCGCGGCGTCACGCAGCGCGGTGTTGATCGTCTGGTAGCCGGTGTTCTCCGAGTACCTCGCGTACTCATTCCTCACCGTGCCGTCGTACTTGTCCTTCGACGGCCAGATCTTCGCGAACCACTCCCGCGCCTTGCTCGCGCCGGGGAAGGTGCGGGGCTTGTTGGTGGGCTTGGGCTCGGGGAACTGCGGGCCGCTGGATCCACCAGCTCCTCCCGCACCGCCGCCACCGCCTCCAGTGACGCCACCTGTACCGGCGCTGCCAGTACCCTTGCCGCCTCCGCTGCTACCGGCTGACCCGCCTCCGCTGCTTCCGCCGCCACTTAGTCCAGATCCACCGCCTGGAGCTGCGGCTCCTTTGTTTCGGGACAGGCTGCCGGGGGCTCCACCGCCTCCGCCGCTGCCCCCGCGCTTTCCCATTGCTCTTCGAGTCGCTTTCGTCGTCGGTCCCAGTAGGTCGGGTACTCCCGGACCTCGGGTAAATCGATGTCTTCGCAGAACCGCAGCCGGCCATAGACGAGAAGCGTCTTCGGCTGCACTCTCCAGACGAGTTCTTGGACACCGCGGGTGAACAGCTCCCGGTCCTCGACCTTCGACCGGAGCGTCAAACACGAAATGGCGACGTTCCCGCCTTCCGGCAGGCCGTCGAAACAGAAGTCGTAGGTGTCGGGGGTGCCCCAGCCGACCGTCGGAATGACCTCGATGCCTTCTGACTGCCAATACGCGCCGCACCAGCGGCTGCGATAGGTATTCCAGACCTGCGCGGCCCGCGGCATGTCTTTCCAGACGCTGAAATCGGGCGTCAAAGCCGCGCCGACCGCTTGCACGCGGGGTAAAAGGCGCTCGGGGGACGACCAGACGGTCTCGAATCGATAATCATCGAGGAAGAAATGGAGAGCGCCGCCCGAAATGGCGGCGTATTCGCGATGCCGCGGCATGTTCCACGCGGCGAGGTTCTCCGGGATGAATTCGGTGGGTGTCAAGTCGGGAATCTCATGAGCGGATGTGCTCGGAAACGTCATCCGCAGGTTGAGAACGTCGAACTTGCCCGGCTGAGTGCTCCAGTACGCACTCGAGCGAGTGCCGTACACGGTTGCCTCACCCCTTCTAGAGCCCGCGCACTGCGCGGGCGATAGATCCGGCGGTTGCCGGATCATCTATGACCGGCCATCAAGGCCGGTCTTATCTCGAGCGCCCCGGTGGGCGCTCTTAGAGAGCCGCCTGAGCGGCTCGTATTCGGGCCTTTAGGCCCTCATAATGTCTATAGGGGTATGCACTTGTCATCCACCCTGGCGAGTGGCGTAGATCACTAGAGGAATACGTCGTCGTCGTCCCACGGTTGGTAGAACTCGGCGTCCCAGCCGCCTCGGGCGGCGAGCCGGATCAGAGCGATCGCGTTTGCGAGCGAGCGGATGATCTTCATGGCGGTCCTCCTGAGGTGGACCTGGCCCCCGCCGCCAGGAGCGGCAACACCGGCTGCGGGGGACCAGGGGACTGGGGTTTGAATCTAAGTTCGGTTAGCCATACCTAGCCTGTACATGGTTAAAGAGCGCAGGCGTCAATTCACATTCCGTTTTGATCTATGACCTGCGTCTCACCGTCTGAGAGGCTCTCTGGCGCTTCGCCCTCATGACTACCTGCGGATGCTGGGAAATCTCTGTCAGAGGGCGCACAGAGCCCGTGCGAGTAGCTCCAGCGCCGGCCTCGAGTTCCGATCGACTTGGAAACCCGTACAGGATGGGGCAGCCGCA